TCAGCGGATTGCCGGAGCACCTTGCAACAACGCCTGAGACTCCCGCACCCACTGCTGCAACGCCCTCAATTGCTCGGCGTTGGCGTGGCATTGGCTGTAGTTGTCGACGACGCTGGCGGCGACGGTAGAGAGTGCAAGGCCCGAGGCGGCGTCATCAGCGACGCTGGGGCCTGCGGCCACGGGCAGGTTGGCGGCGCCGGCGTCGTGCACCCGGACAAAACCAGCAGGTACAACGCAGGCGTTATCAGCCGCTTTCGAAACATGGATCGGAACCTCATTGGTGATAGTGGCGCCCGCCTGATAGACCTTGACGACACGATCGACATACTCGACCACCACCTTCTCCTTGACCCGGCCCAACGCCTGACCCTGCTCGAAGGATTGCTGCAGTCGTGCCTCGTCCAGGCGCTGCTGCTTACTGCGTTCGCTACCGGCACCGCTGACGAAGCCAAGTGCATAGAGCAACCCAGCCACGACCGCGATGGCCAGCCAACTGCGGATATTCATCACGCCCTCCCTTGACCGATATGAAATGCATCAAGCGACCTGCAAAAATCCCTGTAGCCGCTGCCGCAGGCTGCGAAAAGGTCCGCAGGACCTTCCCTCCAGGTCCAATCGCAGCCGACGGCAGCGGCTAAAAAAGCTGCCCGCCTCCGCATGAACTCAGACCACGGGCAGGCACAAAACCGCCCGCGCCCTGGCCCAGAGTTGCAGACGATCCTGCAAGCCGTTCAAACCGCCGTTGATGCGGCGGGTAATGCTGTTGAACTCATCGCGATCGGCCAGGGCATTGAGCCCGCCGCGCTCCCAGAACCAGGCCGCCGACTCGGCGGCCCATTGCGGCTGCTCCAGCAGTTCCGGCAACTCCAGCAGACGCTCATCGCCAAACAGCCCGAGGCTGCACTGGCGATAGTTGCTGCGCCCGGTGATCTGGATCAGCCCACGCCCGCGATACCGCTGGCCATCGCCGTCGGCTTCTGGGGTGTTGCCCAGGCGTGCGGCGAGCGTGCCGGTGTCGTACTTGCTCAGGTATTGATCACTGCCCAGCTCGCGCACGTATTGCAGTTGCCCGGATTCGTGACCGATCTGAGCCAGAAAAGCCGCCTGACGCTTCGGCGTATCGATCTGCCGATGGGCCATGGCGGTGTTGAGTGGAGAAACAAAAACGCCCGCTTGGCGGCGGGCGTTAGGCATGATTTGTTGCAGTTGTTGTTCGGTGATTGGCATACACAATCTTCAATCAGAAAAGAAAACGCCCCATTGAAACGGGGCGTCTATTGGGTCTGTTCAGTGATCCACGGTGGTGCAACTGGGCGATATTGGCTATCGGGAAAGTTGGGAGACTGCGGCCAATCGCGCAGCAATTGGATATAGCTAATCAACTCCTTAAATTCCTCATTGTTGAGAGTTGCCACCACACCGGCTTCGGCTTGATCACGATGCCGTTCTCGAAGCCACATGACAGCCGATAGCTGAGCATTACGCCAACTCCGCTCCTGTGAAGGGAGATCAACGCTTGGTTCGGGTGCATCTACCAAATAAGGCAACCCGCTATCGTTGTGAACTCGAATTTTTCCAGGCTCTGGATTACCGATCACGGAGAGATACAACTCTTCTGATATTTCAACTACATCTGCTGGGAGCACCGAGTGCACCCCAACCAGATAGGTTGTCCCGGTACTAGGACTGTATAAACGTTTCACTTACACCTCCTGTCAGAAGCCGATGGCAATATAGTTTGCAGACTGATTCGCCGATATCCCGTTAAAAACCTTACAAACTGCTGTAAATGAGGATTGGGTTTTTGCGGTAACGGTCAACCCATACTCATTCATCGCGATGCCGGAGGCGACACTAGGGACAACGACAAAACATGCATTGGGGAATGCAAGTGGATAAGTAGTTGTTTGCCCACCTGCACTCAAGGGAAGAGTATTGCCCCATTGGACAATTACACCTCCTAGCCAAGAGGGAAAAGCCACATAGCCATTTGCAGCGAGGCTAATAGAGAATCCAAGACGCAATTGTCTCGGTGTCACAATTTTCGAGGTACTGCTTCCAGCGTTCACGTCCGTTTGACTGGCTATCAATGCTGTACCTCGATTGGTTTCAGTGGCTTGGGCAGCCAAAGGAACCAGTGCAGCAACGTCGATACTTCCCTGATTGGTCGGCGCGTTCCAGGCCTTGATGCACCACATAACCGCCAGGTTGCGAGGGCGGGTCTCATCAGCTGTACGAGCTACTCGAGAAGCATCAAATGTAAAACGGGGCCGTGTTGATGCGTAGGCAACGCTTTCACCCTGCCCCCCGCCGTCCTCTAAAGTAAACGCCCCTGTTGCTGAGTTTAAAGGCCCAAACGCCGTATACACCGTCATGGTACCGGTGATGTTCTGCAACGCATCCATCTGGCCACTGCCAAGCGTTCGCCCCGTATCCACCCCCCGCCCATGATCCCAACCCCGCAAAAACTCCCCTCGCGACTCCGGCAACCGGAAGTTCCCCGCGCCCTCGCCCCCGGTGTTGAAGGTCGTGCCCAAATAGGCCGCCAGATCCGGATAAGTCGCAGCGCTCTGCACACTGCCGTCCACCTCCAGGAATCCCGTCGGTACCGTGCCCTTGGGAAACGGCACCATGGCCCCCACCGGCAGGGCCGACATGTTCTTCAGCAACGCCTCGATCTCGGCCTTGGTGTAGGTCACCGACTTGGTATACGCATCGGTGATCCCATACTCGGCCAAGGTCGTGCGGATCTTCTCCGGCGGAATCGAATCACGGACGATCGCCTTGATCGCCGCCAGCAGCTGATCATGCTCGGCCTCGGCCGGCTCCTTCCCACCCGCACGAATCACGTTGAGCAATTCATCGGTCACCGCATTTCCCCAGTCGGAAGAAATCAGTGAGCCGACTTGCCCCGTGACCGGGTTCTCGTCAACAAACTTCCCATTAACCAACCCAACACTTGGCACACTCTTTGGATAATCCACTCGTCTGTCCTCTCGTTGTCATTCATCCACACCGACACAGCTCGGCGTGGACATAGTTAGAAAACCGGAAAAGAAAACGCCCCGGCGAGGCGGGGCGTTTATTGAGTTACAAGTTCATCTGGCGATAGCGGCCAATCAATATCCGTTGGAAAACCTGGTTGCAGCTGTATCCGATTCAAGGCAATCCGATAGAGCTTCCAGTGCTTCAACAACTCGACCTCATCAGCGTGGGCGCTGTCGATATCCACTGCGTCCTGCAGTGGCCCCATTCGATTTGCGGCGATACTCAGAAGCACATCGCGCTGCACTTTTGCCTGTTCACCCAGTTGCTCTTCGGTCAGCGTAAAAGGAGCTGGCGCAGGTGGCAGACCGATGCAATACCACTCATCCACGCCAACATCGTCCACGCTTCCCACGGCCCTCCAGCCGAAACCATCGTTCTGTACTGCATAACCGCTCATAGACTGTCCTCCCAGCCCTGGCAGGCCAATACGTTGGAGTTGGTACCGGCACCACCGCACCAATAAATGTTGAAACCTTCAAGCAGGAAGTCGAACTGAAACGACCCACTCAAAGTGTTGGCCGTAATGCTCATAGGCATCGGATTGGCGTAGCTAGCCACAGCACCTGAAGGAGTAAGGTTACTGGGGGCCACCGAAATGTTCGCGCTATTGGACGTCCCGATAGAGGTAGCAAATCCAGCAATGGAAGACGCAGTAGGAGGAATGAACGCGTCAGTTCCAACAGCTGTCCAGGTAGTAGGGACGCCCACTGTTCGCTCGGACATCCGTGGATACGCCGTCAAATTCGAACTCGCCGCCAGTCGGTACTGAACCCGACTGCCACATTGCGCAAACGACAATGGAAACTTCGTCGTTGCATCGGTGACGAATGCACTCACCCGTGCGGCAACGTAGCCCACAGGCAACACCGGTTCATAGGCAAAACGCAGAATGGTGTTGGCGGACGTATTGGTTGCAGGAACGCTTGCGGTGATCTGACTCGACGAATCGATAGCCTTGATAAACGCACCAGGAGGGAACCCCACACCTCCAAACGCCATTCCGGGTCGCATCGCAGCAGTACTGGCAATACCGGTAATCACGGCAGAACCTGCGGTAGTCGTGCATTGAATAGCAGGCATCAACGCAGCAATACCGGCGACTTGAGTGCCATTGGATACAACCCAGGCGCTGTACCAGCTGGAAGCTGCAACCACCCCGCTATCAAGGCCGTTCAGACCTGTGGTTTGCAGGTTGATGCTCAGGTCCACTGCACTCAATGCCTGCGCTGCACTACCTTTGCCGACAATCAGGCTACGCGCTTTCACCGAGACCAATGCATTGGTTCCTGACGCAGAAACATAGAGTCCCTGATAGCTGCTACCCGATAGAGCTTTGAGCTTCTGAACTTCGGCAGCTAGAGCAGCGACATCGATGTTTCCCTGATTGATTGGTGCGTTCCAGGCTTTGATGCACCACATGACTGCCAGGTTGCGTGGCCGAGTCTCTGAAGCTGTTCGCGGCGTACCATCGACGCCGTTATTGATTGCGTCTCGTACTCCGTTTGTTGTTGGATTCCCCGTCCCGAAGTGGGCGAGGTAGTCACCAATAGTTCCGCCAGTCGAATACGGTTTAGCTGTATCGGCAGCACTAGCGTGGTAGTGCCCCTGAAACGCATCCGCCTGCCAGCTGCCAGGAGAGCGCCCAGCATCCACCCCCCGCCCATGATCCCAACCCCGCAGAAACTCCCCCCGCGACTCCGGCAACCGGAAGTTCCCCGCGCCCTCGCCCCCGGTGTTGAAGGTCGTGCCCAAATAAGCCGCCAGATCCGGATAGGTCGCAGCGCTCTGCACACTGCCATCCACCTCCAGAAACCCCGGCGGCACCGTCCCCTTGGGAAACGGCACCATGGCCCCCACCGGCAAGGCCGACATGTTCTTCAACAGTGCCTCGATCTCCGCCTTGGTGTAGGTCACCGACTTGGTGTAGGCGTCGGTGATGCCGTACTCGGCCAAGGTGGTGCGAATCTTCTCTGGCGGTATCGAATCACGGACGATCGCCTTGATCGCCGCCAGCAACTGGTCATGCTCGGCCTCGGCCGGCACCTTGCCACCCGCACGAATCACGTTGAGCAATTCGTCGGTAACCGCGTTTCCCCATTGCGAGGAAATCAGTGAGCCGACTTGCCCCGTGACCGGGTTCTCGTCGACAAACTTGCCGTTCACCAGCCCTACGCTGGGAACACTTTTCGGATAATCCACTGGTTCTTGTCTTCTCTAGTCATAGTTGATGTACACCTGGGTATGCGCCGGTGTACTGCGATGGATCAGGCATTCCAGGGCGCTGCCCGGGTTCATGCCAAAACGTTCGCCCCAATAGCTCGCGCCGAAGCGCCGGCCCAGTTGCAGGCGGCCGCCGGTATTGAGGGTCCACATGAAATTCGCCCGCCAGGTGCCGAAATGCGCGTGGCCAAAACGTGAGCGGCCCATGCGTGGGGTACTCAGCTCAGTGACGCTGGCATTGGGGTAGCCCTGGCTGCGGGCGATTTCGACGAAGTAGGCGGCGCGCTGGCTGCCCACCGCCAACAGGCGGCGGCGCACGGCCAGGCGCCGGTCTTCGAACAGCGGGGTCAGGCCCAGGCAGGGATCGGGCAGGTTCATGACCTTTTCCCAATCGGTCACCAGTTCGCTGACGCTGGCCGGGTCCATTTCGTTTTGCAGGTCCACGGCCCGGGCGTCGATGCGCGCCAGCTCCTGGGAGATGCCCTGCAACACTCGCTCAAGCTCCGGCACCCGCTCCGGGTCCCAGGCCGGGCCGCTGGGCAGCAGGCTGCGCAACTGATCCTGGTACTGAGCAGCGCTTCTTATTGCTGCCATTGGCAACCTCCAAATACCAGCAACTGATTATTCGCCGCCGGCACATCGGCCAAGGGCGCCAACAGTTGGTGATCCTGCTCGCCGGTGGCGCTGCTGATGGCTTCGCGGATATGGCTGAGCAACAGAGTCTGGCCTAGGCCCGCCTCGCGGTTGTGCAGGTCGCGCAGCTGGCTCTCGACGGCGGCGCGCACCGCGCTGGTGTCGGGAGTCAGGCGCAAGGTGTAGGTCACCGGCAGCATCACCGGGGCCAGCACCTGCACCTCGGCGGTGACCGGGCGCAGCGGCTCGATATAGGCCTGGACCTGCGCCAGTTGCTCGGCGTTGGGGATCGGCAGCGGGTCGTCGTCACGCATGACGAACAGGCCCACCGTGCCTGGCCCCAGGTAGTTGCGTCGGCACCAGGCGCGGGTGATGCCTGGGCATTCCAGGGCCCAGGTTTCGTAGTCGTCCGCCGAGCCGCCGTGGGGAATGATCCGATAGGAGCGGATCACCCGGGAACGCAGGGATTCGAGGCTTTCCCGGGCCACGCCACCGCTCAGGCCCGGGGCCAGGACGGTGAACGCGTTGCCGATGCCTTGCACCGGCTGCACCGCGGTCAACTCCAGGCCCGCATCGGCATTGCCCAGGGTCCCGCCATCGACCGCCTGGATCGTGGTGCTGTTGAGCCCGGCGCTGGTGGTGCGCGCGGCAGTCACTTTGTAGCTGCGACCGTCGCTGCTCTGCAGCAGGGTATCGACATCCAGCACGGCGCCGGCCGCGGCCATGAAGCTGACGCTGCCACGGGCCGCCTGGGCGGCCTTGCGCGGCTGGTTCAGGCGCAGCGCGGCGATGCGCTCCAGGGTCGACTCATCGGCCTTGTCCGGAAGGATCTGCTCGGCGATCCAATCCAGGTAGCCGTACAGGCCAAAGGCGGCACCGCTCAGGGTGCGGGCCAGCACTTGGGCATCGGACTGGCGCAGCGAATCGCTGGCCAGGTCGCTTTGGGTGCGCTGAATCAGCACCGGCAGCGAAGGGGTTTCAAACGGCATAGGTCACCTGCCAACTGTGAATGGGGTTGAGGTCCAGGCGTTCGCCGTCGGCCAGGATCAGCACCGTGCGCAGGTTCAGGCGCTGGGCGTCGAGGCGCTCGGTGATGATCTCCACGGCGTTGCAGTGGCCATCGTCGATCAACCATTGCAGGGCCTCGCGGGCATAGAATTCGGCGTCGAGCTGGGTCTGCCGGGTCAGCTTGACCCGGCGCAGCAGCCACAGGCGCGAGCCGATGCGGTCGTCGGCCACGCTGGGAAAACTGTCGCCCCACCAGCCGTAGCGCTGATCGTCGTCCAGGGCGTCGTCATCGGCGGCGCGACGCCAGGTGAACAGGCTGATTTCCACGGCCCGGGTCAGGGCGTTCTTCAGGTCATAGGTGGCGAACATGCTTAACCTCCCACGGGTACGCCGGTCTGGCCCGGACCGGGTTGCACGCCGCTGTGGACGTGGTTGATCTGGCTGATGCCGGCGGCGACCTGATCGCCCTGGGAGACGATCTTGCCGCTCATGCTCAGGGTCGGACTGTCGATGTTGACGCCGCTGCTGGCGCGGATATTCAGGGTCGCTGTGTCGATGTCGATGACCCGCCCGCGCTTGAAGTGGATCTTGTCGCCCTCGTCGGTGTAGATCGCCACTTCACCAGCGGCCAGGGCCTTGAGGCGATAGCGCCGGTCGGCCACCACCAGCACCACCGCGTGGGAACGGTCGCCCCCCAGAAAGGTGGCGATGCCCTCGGCGCCGGCCAGGGGATTGCTGGTGAAACCGTAAGGCTCGAAATGCTCCATGTCGTCGTTGACCTCGCCGGCGGTAAGGCGCATTTGCAGCGATTGCAGTTTGTTGGCCGAGTTGGCGAGCACCACGGTGCCCCGCGCCAACAGGCGTGTCAGTAAGCTCATGCTGAGTTCCTTGGAGGGTAGGAGCCGGCTTGCCGGCGAACAGGAATTGCGCGGCTTCGTGCCGGATGCCTTCGCCGGCCAGCCGGCGCCTGCGGATGGGCGCGGGTTTCAGGTGTTGCCGGGTGTCGGGTTGGCATCGAAGGTCTGCGGCGGCGCCACCTGCAAGGTAGTGATCGAGCCCTGCTCGGACAGCGACCAGGTGACCTTGGAGATCAGCATGTCCTGGTCGAAACCCAGCACCGGATCGATCACCCGCACCAGGGTGTTGTGCTTCCACAGGTCGCCATTGCTCTGGCGCCAGCCCTGCACCTGATAGGTGGTGGTCAGGGCCTTGCCGGTGCGGGTGCCGCACTCCCAGTCAGCGCGCTGCTGAGCCAGTTCGGCGCTCAGTTGCGCGGCTTCGTTGATCAGCGTGACCCGCTTGCGGGAAACCCGGGCATCGCTGGCCCGGCCAGACACCTCGCTGACCGCCGCCCCGCTGCTCTGGTCGCTGCCCTTGTGCTGGCCGATCACCCGGTACTCGGAAAACACCGCGGAAAAATCCATCGCTGCATTGGCCGAGAGAATGTTCTTGCCCAGCTCCAGGGCATCACTGGCGCGCCCGCCGCTGCCCGGTGCCGCCAGCAGCAGGTAACCGTCGGCATCATCGGTGGAGAACACCCGGTACAGGGTCAGCAAACGGTCGATGGAGGCGAACACCGTCTCCCCCGGCACGATGCTGTGGGTGTGCAACTTGCCGGTCGGGGCGATCTCGCTGCGCACCCCGACCCCGTAGGATGCAGCCAGGGCGCGAACGATGCTCAGCACGTCCTGCTGGCGCCACTGGCTCGGCCGGTTGATGGCCGCGCAATCCACCAGATCCTGGGTCAGCGAACCGCCCTGGATGCTCAGGCTGATCTGCTTGCCGTCGTAACTGATCGGCGCCTTGTAGACATGCCCGGTGAGCACCAGATCGCAACCGATGCGCACCTGACAGCGAGCGCCCGGACGGATCCGCACCTGCGAGTCCTGCCCCGGCCATTGCCAGGTGATGTTGAGGCTGAAGGTGCGAAACTGCCGCTCCAGATCCGCACTGATCTCCACGCTTTTCCAGCCGCTGTAATCCAGTCCGTCCACCGTCAGGGTGACGATATTTGCCAGTTCGTCCATGGGTCACTCCCGAGCGATTTGCAGGTCGGCCGGCGGCAGGAAGCCCGGATGGGCCACCCGGTTGCGCTGCACCACTTCGCCAACCCGCGTCGCATCGGCGAACCGCTGATAGGCCAGCACCAGCGCCGGCATACTGCTTTTGGGGCTGAGGCTGACCAGTCGCACCCCAGAAGAAGCCACAGCATTGAGGTGCCCCTGCAGTTGCTGGCGCAGGCTGTTGAGCGCCTGGTAATGCATCGGGTCGGCCTTGAGCGCGGCCTGCCAGATCAGCTCATTGAGCTGGTCGCGCAGGGCCAGCACATCGTCGGCCACCGGCACCTCCAGGCGCTGCACCGGCCGGCTGGCCTGCTGTGCCAGGGGCGGCGTGTTCTTGAGCTTCACCACGGGCGTGGCCACCGGCAACGCCGACACCAGCCGGGCGATCTGCACCAGCAGCGCATCCTGCACCAGGTTGGCCACCGCCTCGGCCGCCGCCGTGGTGTCCTTGCCGGTGGTCAGCTTCGGCGCATCGATGCGCCGGGCCGCCTCCACCTGCTGGGAAATATCGGCGAGCATCTGCCGATAGCCGGTACGGGCAAAGTCCTTGAGCCCGCGTACATCCTCCAGCAACCCCTTGAACTCCGTGCTCAGCTCCTTGGGTATTTCCTTGACCGCCTTGACCAGGGTGTTGAGGTCGCCATAGAACTCGATCAACGGCTTGAACTCGTGCTCGATGACCGCATACACCTCGGTCAGCCCTTTGCGCAGCGTATCCACGCCGATCCGCGCCTGCTTGATCAGATTGGTGGCGAACTCGAAGCGCAGCACCGCCGAGCCCAGCAAGGTATCGCTGGCCACCAGCACCTGCTGCTGGGTGTTGACCACCGCCGACGGAAAGCGCAACGGCTGGTCCGGATAGAACTTCAGGCTGAAAGTCACCAGGCCGCCGTCCTGGCGACTCTGGGTCATCTCGCATTCGCCGACCTTGACCTGCATTCGCCCGAGCCAAGGGTGCACCAGCTCGCCGCTGCCCTCCTCCAGGGCCTTGAGCAGCCTGTCGCGCTGCTCCAGGCAATCGGCACCGACGATAAAGGCCGTCAGGTCATGGATCTTCGCCTGCTGGCCAAGGCCCTCGAAAAACGGCTGGTCGCGCTGTGGGTACTCGTGCAACTGGCCTTTCTGGCCCACCGGGGTTTTCGCCTGATCGACCCAGAACGGCACGCCGCGAAAGGATGCGGGCAACAAACGATCACGCCAGTTATCCGCCATGGGAACCTCCTAGGGAAAGTGAGCGATAGCCCAGGGTCGAAGCCACGTTCAGGCCGGGTTGATTGGTCTTGGCCTGTTCGGCGCGCAGGCCTGCCGGGGCGTTTTCGAAACGCACGGTCAATCCGCCTTCGAGTTGCGTGCGGTTGTTCGCGGCGTTCTGCTGGATCAGGGCACTGGAACTCTGGGTCAGCGAGCTGCCCTGGGTTGCGGCAAAGGGTGATGCCAGCCCACCCTTACCCTCGGCGTTAATCTGCTTTTGCGCCTCGGTAAAGCCTTCCACCTTGCCGGTGACCGTGGCGATCAGCCCTCCGAAACCGCCTTCGAACAGCTCCTTGATCGGAACCATCAGTGCTTGAAGCTTGCTCCACAGCTCGGAAAACCAATCGGCGATAGGGGCCCAATTGGTCATGATCAGCTCCATCGGCGACCAGTCGAACAGGACCTCAATGGCCTTCCTGATCGAGTCGATACCCGGTTGCAACTCGGCCCAGATCGAACTGAAAAAGCCCGTAACCGCGCCCCAGTTGTTGTAAAGAATCACCAGCGGAGAGAAGTCGAATAGCGTTTGCAGGACCTTCTTGATCGCATCGATACCCGGTTGCAGCGCCGCCCAGATCGAGCTGAAGAAGCTGCTGACAGCCCCCCAGTTGTTGTAAAGCAACACGGAAGGAGAAAAGTCGAACAGCGTCTGGAACACCGTTTTGATCGCCTGGATGCCCGTTTGCAACGCTCCCCAGATCGACGCGAAGAAGCCGGTGACCGCGCCCCAGCTCTTGGTGATCATGTCCATCGGCACCCAGTCGAACAGGCCTTTTAGAAAGGCCATTGCCGGTACCGTCAAAGCCTTGAGCAACGCCCAGATCGACGCAAAAAGCCCCGTCAACCCAGCCCAGTTATCGATAATCAGCCCCAGAGGCGACCAGGAGAACACCTCTTTGAAGAAGTCGACGACCGAGGCCGTCATCGCCTTGATGCTGTCCCAGAGCCCGGCAAAGAACGCCGTGATCGCCCCCCAGTTGCCGATCAGCATGCCCAAGGGCGTCCAGCTGAACAGGGTTTTCAGTCCTTCCAGCGCCTGCGCCGCAAGATTCTTTACGCCCTCCCAGAGGCTGACGAAAAAGGCCGAGATCGGCGTCCAGTTGGCAATGATCACCCCGGCCGCCAGGGCGATACCCATGGCAATCAGCATCAGCGGGTTGGCCTTGGCCACCGTGCCCATCAGGTCGAGCACCTGGGTCGCACCGGTCACGGCGGTTTGCATCGCCGAGAAGGCAATGGCGCCCATCGCCAGCCCCTCAACCAGCTTGGGGTTGTCGTCGAGCAATGTCCCCACGCTGTTGAGCATGGGCTCCAGACCGACCACCAGCGCCCCCACCGCCGGTGCCAGCGCGGCATCAATGGCCGAGGACACCTTGGCCATGGACTGACTGAATACATTCATGCCTTTGGCCGCATCGGCCGATGCGCTGGAGTCGCCGACTTCGGCCAGCTTGCCCTTGAACGCGTCGCAGGCCTTGATCCCATCGAGAAACGGGGTGATCAGGCTGCCGCCCTTGAACAGACCACTGATATCCAGCTTGCCCAGCCCGGTCTGCTCAAGGTTTTTCTTGAAAGAGTCGACCTTGCCTTGAAGGGCGACGAGTTTGGGTGACAGTTGGTCGATGCCGGTCAACAGCACCGACTTCTTCTCTACGGTTTGTGTGTCTGCCATCACTGCACCTGCTGCATCGCATTGATCCGTTGCGCGTGCTCCAGGGATTCCCGGAGCACATCCAGTGGCCTGGCCATCATCTGTTCGGGGTCGACCTTCCAGAACCAGGCCAGGTCATAGGCGACAGCGATCAGGTCGGCGATGGCTGCGATGCCGCACTCATGAAAAAACTCGCCACCGCCCAGCTCAAGGCGTTGAGGTCCACCAGGTCCAGCTGGTTCACCGAGGACGGTGGAATACCGGCGCAGACCGCGATGTATTTGGCCGCGACGTCCATGTCGAGGCTGACTTCTTCGCTCTTGTCGATCTTGTACGGCAGCGCCTTGATCGCCCGCACTTCCTGCACCGTCGGGCGGCGCAGGCTGAGTTCGGCCAGCGGCTCGCCGTGGGCCTCGATCGGCACTTGCAGCTTCACCGTGTTGCTCATTGCCAGGTCCCCTTCTGCCCTTCGAAGTTCAGTTCGATGCTGGCGTCGTCACCCTTGGCAATAGGCTCGTCCACCAGGTAGGCGCCGGCCAGCACGTAGACCTTGCCGTTGGCGAATTCGCAGGTGACGGTCATGTCGGAGCCGGCAATCAGCTGCTTCAGCGGAAAGTCCGGGGTGTGCAGCGCGGTGACTTTGAACGACGGGGTGAGGTCGGTTTCCTTGTAGAAACCCGGAACCACGGTTTCCCGCTTGACGGCCATCAGCGGTGCTTCGCAGCCGCCGCTGATGGTCAGTTGAGCGCCGTCCACTTTGACGTAGCAGGTGCCCGCAATCAGTTGACCCATGATGTTTCTCCCAAAAAATAAGCCCGCTCAAGGCGGGCTGAAAAAGCGCAGTGAGGCAGGTCCGGCTCAGGCCGCGGCGTCGTACTGCAGGCGGAATTGGTTGAGCAACGCGAACACCCGCAGGCCGTTGATGTAGTCCGGCGGGAACAGCACGTTGACCCGGCTCGGATCCTGCACGTCGCGCTCGACGATCAGGTGCTCGGCGAACAGCTCGGCGTTCTCCACATGGCCTTCCAGCTCCAGCTTGGCGTACTGGGCGATCAGTTCGCCGCGAATGGTGCTCGGGGTGACGATCGGCTGGCCGGCGCCGAAGCGGGTGCCGTCAGAGGCCAGCTTGTGGCGCCCGTACTTGCTGGTGATCACGCTTTGCAGCCGGCGCACGATGAACGCCGACTGGTGCATGGTTTCGCTGTCCAGGTAGGAGTTGTCGGCCTGACCGTAGGCGTTCTTCTGGTAGGTGGTGATCGCCCGCTGAATGCGCATGTAGCCGCCTTCGTAGTAGGCGGTGGCGATGCCGTAGCTGAGCAGCGACTGGCGCTCGGTCAGGGTAAAGCGCTCGCTGGCCGGCGCCGGATCAATCCCCGGCAGGCTACCGCTCTGGGTCGGACGACTGGCATCGGCGGAGATGAACACCGAGGTCCGCGCCGCCAGCGCTGCCGCCTGGACCCACACCGGCTGAGGCACGCCGGTTTCCAGGGCCTGGATGGTGATGTGCTGGTCGTTGCGCGCCTGACCGGCCGCCACCAGGGTGCCGACGGTGCCGCGCTTGGCGCTGTAGACATGGCCGAACAGCTGCTTGGCCCAGGACCAGCGGCCGGTGTTGTCGTCCATCACCGCTTGCCAGGCATTGAGGCTGGCGGTGTCGGTCCAGGGCATGCAGATGAACTCGAACGGCTCGTCGCCCAGGGCCGCCAGGGCCGCGACCTGATCCGGCACGCCAGTGCCGCCGGCCATCTTGCCCAGCACCAGGGTCAGGCCGGCCGGGGTTTCTTCGCCATTGCTCTTGCCCAGGCGATTGAGTTGCAGGCTGATGTCGTTGCCGCTGTCGCCGGTCCACTTGGCGCTCAGGGTCACCGTGCCGTCGACCGCAGCCGCAGTCACCGGCAGGTCCACCGTCGCGTTGATCTTCAGCGCCAGGGCGCTGGCGGCCTGGGCGGCGCTGGCGCCACTGACGATGGAGGCCTGCACCCGCACCCCGCCGACGTACAGATTGAGCAGGCCGGCGGCGCTGGCGCTACCGGTGAGTTTCAGCTCGGCCTTGGCCACGCTGCCTTCGGTGCTGTGCAGCGGCAGGCACCAGATCTCGCCCACCGGGTCGGTCTTGCGCCAGGTTTCATACATCGAAGCGAGCATCGAACCTTGCCCGCCGATGCTCTTGGCCAGGGCCACGCTGGACACCAACACCAGCTTGCCGAGGTCATCGCCGGTCTGGTTGTCATTGACCTGGGCGACGATCAGACGGCGCATGGCCGAAGACGCGCTATTGGCCGCCGAGTTGTCCATCTCGGCGTAGAACAGCGGAACACGGAGGTCCGCCGGGATATTGCTGAAACCGATCGCCATTATTTGGCTCCTTGAGATTTCGCCGCTTTCACGGCTTTGCTAGTGATATCGCCATCGGCCAGACGCCGGCGCCACCAGGCGTTGTCCGGCACTTCACGGCCGGAGGCGGGCAGCAGATCGCCTGCTTCCGGGTCCGGTACGGCGCGGCCAGCGACCGGCAGCACGGTGATGCGTTTGCTCATTGCTTCAGCTCTCCTGAAAAAGTCAGCTCCAGGCGCCCATCGGGGCCCGGTTTCTTCAAATTGGGGTCCGCCGGATCGATGGCATCGACCCGCACCGTGACCCCGGTCAAGGACGGCAAGCCGTCGAGTTCACGCTCATGCCAGGTTTCCGCCGGCTGGCTGGGCAAGTTGCGGCCCAGCTGGAACTCGGCGAAGAAGCGCAGGCGGTAGAGCAAGCGGGTGGCGTCGAGCGACACCAGCTCGCCACCGTCGTATTGGATCGGGTTGTACTCGGCACCGGGCTTGAAGCCGACCAGGGCGCGCCAGAGTTCGGCGCGCAGGTCGTGCATCAGATCCAGCGCTCTTGTGGCGTCGGTCGCGTCAAGCACCAGAAGCACTTCGAAGCCATCGCGAATGATTTGACGGCTAACGTTCTGCGCCGCACTGCGAATCGCTGCATCGGTCAGGGGGGCGATGTACGCCGCGGGGAGCTGCAGCGAGGTATCGACCTCGAGGGATGACAGGTCGATGCCGACAGCAATGCGGTTGGTAAGGTTGGGACAGTGAGTGCGGAGCTGAGTGGAGATGGGGATGATTTTCATGGGGCCTCCGGGCAACAAAAAGCCCGCGGGAGGCGGGCTAAATGAGAAGTTGAATAGATCAAGAGGAATCAATGATTCAAAGACCCGTTACATCAGCAACCAACATCCGCTGTGGTAAACCGCCGTTTGGATACTTCTGGACACTCTGCTTTGCCCAGGGATGAGTCCAAAACAACGTGCCCACCATTGCCGAACTATAAACGCCAGCCGGGGATAAACAGGCCATACGCTGAAATTCATAACTTGCGTTATAAGGACGCCCCAAAGGGCGAACCAATTGAAAGAAACAATGACCATTTGCTAACGTCGCGGCGTAGGTGCGTCCCAACTGATTAAATGATGTCTGCATTGAATACCCGTTCTGACTTGGAGCATTGCCATCAATAAAAACACCCGCGAGATTAAGAAACGGAGTTGAGGTCGAGAACTTTAAACTGCCGTCTTCCCCCATAACTTCCAACCCCTGCCCAGATGATGTCCGAACAGGACCGAACGAATAGCACTCAACCGCATACCCTGGAGCGCTCCCCCACAGAGCACCTCTATTTTCAACAACTGGAATTGCAGAGCGATAAAACCTTAACGTGGCTCCGTCGTTTGGAAGTGACGCGCACCCAATATTGTTAACCCCTCCAAACCCACTCCCTAAAATGCTGTAAGCCGAGAGATGCAGCGTGCTTTTCCCATAAAAAACCAGATTAGGATAATCACTTCCGGCGATCTTAAAACCCTGCTCATTAAAAGCCTCGAACCCGATCATCAGTAAGACACCACAATCAACATAGCAGCACCTGAAAATGCGCCAAAATAATAACTATCGGCGACTCCCCAACTAATAGTCCTCCCAGCCTTGGAAACACTTACTACTGCGTTTCCACCCTGAAAAAAAACGAAGTCTAGATCGTTCTCCGAAATATCGTTGTACGTGCGACTGCCTGAATATCCCGCTACCGCCATGACGACAATATCAATTATTCGAGCATAGCGACCTGTCCCATCCATGCATAAAATCCCTTCGGGGCTGTAAACCTCTATACCAGCAGCCATTACCAAATACCCGCTCGTAAACAAATCTTTCCAGAGCTGTAAAATATCTGCAGCGATTGATTATTGATAGAAAGCCGCCCCCCGCCTGCCACCTCGCCATTAAACTCAATACCGCCAGACTTATCCAAGCGCCAGCCTGTCTGCCCAGCGACGTAATTAGTTGATTGTATGTATTCCCCAATCTGAGCGTTCGTAATGGAACCTTTTCTAATAAAGGCACTATCAATAAACACGTTATTATCTTGCACGACAAACGGGTAGAAAACCTCTCCTACATTGGGGTCAACAATTGCAAACCGACTTGCCGCAATTAACACTTGACTGGTAACGACACCTTTATCGTTTTCTACCCCAACCCCAATGCCGGCCAAATAGGGTTTCCCATCAACGGTCATTTGAGTCTTGATGCTATACATTGCCGCCAACTCATCCTTCACGGCTTTTAATTCGATCGCCGAACCACCACCGGTTTCAACCTTCTCCAGCAGTGTCTTGCTTAGCTGCGTTTCACTGATCTTATCCGTGAGGTATTCCAGGATCGGCCCTGCATCGCTGCTCGACTGCCCCATCACCGGTTTCGAGTAGGCGCCCACGTTACCAATACGATCGACCAATCTTGCCCAGAAGAAAAATGAAGTACCTGCTGCCAAGCCCATTACCGTCAAGTCGGTTTGCGGATAGGCATAATCACCAAACTTGGTGGCCGTTGAGAGATCGTTCGTCTTGCTGTACCAAATTTCTGTGCGCTGCAGATCTGCCGTACTGAGTTGCTCTGGAATAGACCATTTCACTTTGATCGCAAACACCAACGATTGCGCCGTCAAAGAAGCGACAGCCGGGGGCGGAGTCGTTTTTCCATTCAATACAGTTTCTGCTGAGGTCGAAAAAACCGATCCGATATCCAGCGCGTTGATCGCCCGGACCTTGGCCACATAACGCCCAGCGTAGATACCCGAGACCTCTATCGAGTTACTCCCCGTACGTCCGGCGAATACCCACTCGCCGTCGTTCTTGCGCCAATAAGCCTCAAAGGCAACAGCATTGCTCGGTCGCACCCAATCTATGGTCATGACATTGACCGCACTGCCTTGATCGACAAAGTGGTCATTACTGACCCGGACAGCTTCTGGTGGCGCCTGCACACTTGGCGAAATCACCGTCACCGGCGGCCGTTCAATCCGCGCACCGTTATCAATCGCTTCAAACTTGCTAGCGACATGCTTGACTGCACTGATGCTGTACTTGATGGCGTCATCGCTGAAGTCTTCAGCCACTGACAGCACACGAAACTGCTGAACGGCCAAGGTCGAGGAGTCGATCGCCCACATCGAATGCACTGGCGGCAGCTCATCCAGATCCGCGTCCAATACCACACGCTGAACTTCAGCTGGGAACCCAGTGGTATCAAGGGTGATGTCACCGTTGTCCCAGGTAATTCCCGTGCTGTCCCAGGTCAGTGGATAGCCCACCGACTTGATCACCCGCGAGATGGCCTTGCCGGTGGGCATGATCAGGGTGACGGTGTCCCCCGGATAGGCTTTCACATCGGCGTCGAGCACCAGGGTATCCAGGGTCGCGGAACGCAGTCGGCCGCCAATCCGGCGCCCTGCCCTGTCGTTGTCCGCCACCCGGATGATCTGCCCAGGGCGTGCGAGGGTGCCATCCAGGCCCACGGCGAAACTCACGCTTTCGGTTTCCAGGCGGTTGGTCAGCAGCGCCCATTTACCAATGCGCTGGGCCTGGGCCTGGGAGGTGCAGCCGGTAGCGGTGATTTCGGTCTGCTGCACGCCGTAGCGGGCAATGCCTTCCGGGTCATCGACGTACTGGACCTTCTGCCGGTAAAAATCCGCCGGGTCGTTCCAGCTGACCAACGCTACGCTGTAGCGGGTCTTTTTCGCCGAGCCACCGTAGACGAACTTGCCGTCGACCACGTTGGCATTGCTGTAGGTGTACACCGGGTCTTCCGGCATATCGGCAACAGCCATCACCGAACCGGCGCCCCAATAGGCCATGCCGCGGAAAGTGGTCGCCAGGTCCTGCAGCACTTTCAGGGCGTCGGCGCGAACGGACAGGTAGAGGTTGCAAGTGAAGCGTGGTTCGGTGCCGCCCTTGCCGTCGGAAACCGGCTGGTCGCAGTACTGGCCGATACGGTACAGCTCCCACTTGTCCACCTGGGCGGCGTTGAGCAGATGCCCCAGGCCATAGCGCTGGTGCAGCAGCAGGTCGTAGTAGATCCAGGCGGGGTTGTCGGTCCAGGCCGACTTGAAGGTGCCATCCCAGACGCCGCTGTATATCCGGGTCAGCGGGTCATAGTTGCTGGGTACGCGGATGATCCGCCCCTGCAGTTCGAAGGAACGGGTGGGGATCGACTGGAACTGCGAGGCATCGAATTGCAGGCCGATGATCGCCGACCCGGGGTAGCGCAACTTGGCGTCGATCACATCGGTGATGGACTCGACACTGGTGGTATCGGCGATCGCTCCGCTGGTGGAGTTCGGTGTCAGGCGACGTACACGAACCGTCCAGCCAGCAGTAGCGGCAGGCAGATCGACGCGATGGGAGCGCTCGTACTTGCTCGAGGTCTTGCCACTGAAGGCTGCTTGCAGCACTTCCACGAAGGCACCGCCATCGGTGGAAAGGTCGATGGCATAGCGCACCGTATAACCGTTGGTGTCGCCATTGCTGGTGTTGGTCTGTGCCAGCCGCGAGACCGCCAGGCGAATGCGCACGGCCGACAGTTGCAGGTTGGTGATGGCCTTGCTCCAGGGCTGGTCACTGCGCAACTCCACCGCCACCGAAGATTCGTTTTCCACCGCCGGGAATCCCGGGATGTAGGTCTGGTCCTGGCTGCCATTGCGAGTCTCGAGGGTAACCCCGGAGAAGTTCAGGCTGCCATCGGCGTTGGCCAGGGGCGTCTCATTGAGAAACACCGAGCGCTTGCCATTCTTCAAGCCCACGATCTCGCCCTCGCTGACGAGATCGAGGATCCGAGCATAAGCCGTGCTTTGCAGGCTGTCTGGCGCCTCCACGGAGGGACGGGGCTTGGAGCCGCCGCCTTTGCTGCCAGCGAGAGTAAGGTCAGTCATGGCTTTCCTTCAGGCGAAATAAGGCCCGCGCAACGGCAGGCAGGTTGAAGACAGGAGGAGTTAAAGTTGATCTTCGGCGTAGATGCCGGAACTGATCACGGCGCTGCCAATGGTCAACTGACCGTAGAGCAGGCCAACCGGGTTGCCCTGGGCGCTGGTGTTGACTGGCCCGTTGAAGCTATAGCTGGCGCGGCTTTCCGGGCTGTCCTGGGCGGCAAGCCCCTTGGGCAAGGGAGCCAGCATTTGCATAACACCGCCCATGGCCATGCTGACTCCCGTCATCATCAGGAACGACGCAGCAGGCCCGGTCAGGAAGCCAAAGGGGTTGTAATAAGCCACGGCCATCAACACCGCGCCCAGAATGGTCTGCAATCCACCAGCACGCTTCGAACCGCTGAGGACCGGGGCGATGCGAATCACTTCTTTGCCCAAAGGCTGATGAATATCAGTCTCGGACAAATTGCGCCGTCCATTGAATACCGCGAATCGCAAGCCTTGGTCCGCGCTCTGCAGCATGTAGCGCTCGAAGCCGGGGAACTGACGGAAGTACCCCATCACCTCCTTGAAGCCCCCCGTAATGGCCACTCGATGCTCACGTCCGAACATCCTTGCCAGGGAGCCGGACAGCAGCACGGTTTGCATCTTTTGTCGTTCTACGGCCAAGCCCATGGGGTTCTCCTGGCAATAAAAAACCCGCCAAGGCGGGCTTCAAGTAAAGGGTGGATCCAGCCGGGTTCAGAGCTGGTCCTGGGCATAGATCCCGGCGCTGATCACCGAACTGCCAACGGTCAACTGACCGTACAGCAACCCCACCGGATTGCCCTGGGCACTGGTATTGACCGCACCATTGAAACTGTAGCTGGCGCGGTTGTCGGGACGGTCCATGGCCCCCAGCCCCTTGAGCTGCGGGGACATCATCTGCATGACCCCGCCCATGGCGAGGGAGATACCCATCTGCGCGGCCATGGTCCAGCCCGTGGTGCCGGTGGTGCCTATCAATGTCGAACTCCCCCCAGCAGCAAACATGCCTCCGGAGAAGTAAGACGCGGCCACCACCAATGCGACCCCGATGATGGTTTGCAATCCACCTGAACGCTTGCTACCGATCAATACCGGAGCGATTCGGATATCACTGGCACCACAGGGGGCATTCAAGCGGTCGTGACCGATGTTGTCGCGGCCAAGAAACAGCGAGTAGGTCAGTCCGCGGTCCTTGGACTCCATCAGGAAAGCCTCGAACCCCGGAATAAGGATGCACAAGGCTCTTACCGCTTCTGAGGCATTGCTGACCGCCAGCCTGTGCACTCGGCCAAAACGTGCGCCCAGAGTGCCGTAGAGACGGATGACGCGGATTTTTTGCTGATTCATCACATCACTCCCAGGAACAGGATCCCTGGTTGAATTCAAGGAAAGACGATGCACTTCAATCCATCGCCACGAGCTGGCGATGTCGCCAGATGCTGACCGTTACCTCATCCCAGTAACCGCCATAGGTATCCCGCTTGCTGTCGCGGCCATAGAGGTGATGCAGGATCGAGCCTGGCGCGGGGAAGTGCTCCGGCTCACTCTTGAGCACGCCGTCGGCCAGATAGATCGCCGCATGATTGGGCACCGGCGAGCGGATCTGCATCAGCACTACGTCGCCTTGGCGCAGGTCATTGACTCGCTCGAACCCGGCCTCGGGCAAGTGCTCCAGATAGAGGTTGCCGCCCTTGTCCCACCAACCGTCTTCACGCTGGTAGCTACCCAACTCGATACCCAGTTCACGACGGTAGTAGTCGAGGATGATGCTCAGGCAATCGTGGATACCGTGGGCAAAGGCTCGGCCGATCAACGGCGCTTGATACCCCGTGGGCAGCAGACTCGCCCAGTCGCCCTTGCGCAAGGTGCCGTCATCGTCCTTGCGCACTTCCAGGATGTGCCAGGGCAAGCCCGATGCCTCGCAGGCCACCCGATCCGCCTCGCTGGGAGCCGGCGGATAATCCGGGTGGCTGTGGATCACCGCCAGCACCTCGCCGCGCTCTTCCGCCGCCGCGTAATCCTCGGGGGCCAGGCGAAAATGTTCGCTGGGCGTGACAGCGGTGTTGCGACAGGGCACATAGACCCGCTTGCGCCCCTCGCGGATCAGCAGCCCGCAACACTCTTTGGGGTACTCGGCCAGCGCGTGGCGCTCGATGGCGGCCCGATTTGCCTTGTTCATGCTCAGCTCCGTAGCAGCCCTGCCGCTGGAAATGAACCGAAGGGCAGCGGGTTGTTTTCACCGAAACGCAGCTTGCAGCTGCTCAACCGACCACCGCATTTATCCTTGGCCGCATCGGTGACGATCACATCGTTGAGATCCGCCACCGGGCCACCGTTGTAGCCGCAATAAGGCCCGCGATAGCCTCCACAACTGAGCCACCAGCAGACGTTGGCAACGATCTGCCGTCGTGGCAGTTGCACGCCGTTGAAGTCCAGGGCGCTGGCCAGTTCGAACTTCACCACTTCGTTGTCTTCGCTAGACTTACGCTCGACATACCAGATGTCTGGCGGCAACTCTTCTTCGGGGTCGGCTTCAGGCTGGCCATCCAGGTACTTGCCAAGGGTCCGGTGACGAATCAGCCGGGCCCCGACCAGGTCCTCGAAATACAGCACCAGGGCGGTGATGAAACCGCCGACGTTGCCAACCGACAACGTCGGAGTCGGCTGCGCGCCCTTGCCGGTCATTTCAAATCCCTCGGCCTGAATCGGCCAGGGTGAGTACTCAAGCCCCTGCCAGAAGATCGACGACTGCTGGGGGTAACCGTGAAAGCGATAAAGCTCGGCGCCGAGGCTGGTGGCGTCGAGCTCAAAAAGCTCCACCCACGCGCCTGGCTCCAGGGTCTGGATATCGGCCGTGATCGGCATGGTGATTCCTCGGGCAAAAATAAACCCGCACAGGGCGGGCAGGGGGTAACTCGCAGTGGTTTAGCGGTTAAAGCATCCAGTTAGGTTTCATTTGCAAAGGAACCAGGCAATCAACTGCAGAGCTCGAGAGGTAAACACCGTATTGGCCCTGGTGTCCCCAGCCATAGATCATGCCTTCGCTGTCCATCGCATAGGTAACCGTGGCGCCAGCACCTGCGTGACTCGTGCCCAGGAACCCAATGGTTTCGATAGAAACCGGTTTGCCACTATTGCCCAGTTTTGGCAGTGCCACCAAAACAGGAGTAGCGATAGTTCCGACGACACCTCGTCCACCTTCACCGTAACCATTGACACCCATGTGATAGATGTTGCCCGCGGCAGTTCGGATGTACATCGGGAAACAGTAACCATAGTAGGGACGGTCGTAATCATGAGTCATGATCTTGCCGACCTTTCGGTCCGAAGTCGTTCCATCAAACGTCGGGTGCTTGGTCGGCACCAAAAGATTGGTCGCATTGCCAGTCCCCAGTTGTGAGCTGGCGTTATAGCCCCATACCCAAAGTGCACCGTCTGAATCCACACCGTAGCAACTGCCAACACCACCGCCACACACGCTCAGTTGAGAAAAAGCCTGTGAGATTTTGAAGGGAGTCGTCAGGGACGTGGTGTTGCCACTGCCTAGTTGCCCATAGGTATTGAAGCCGCATGTACGCAATGAGTCAGTGAACCACATCACAGTAAACCCACTGGCGTTCGCAGCACTGTCAGCCCAGCCGCTTCCCCCCTTGATATGCAGGAGTTTGGCGATTTCTTCAGGCCCACCCCACGCGGTGGTCACATCGGTGAAAGAAACAACATTGGCTGGAGTCGCAATGCCGGCCTGCCCTTGTCCGTTATAACCAGCAAAGAACAAACGATTATCAGAGGTCTGTACCCACGTGCGCCCATAGTGACTGCCGAGGTTCCACACCGATTTGATCTCACCCCGAGTCGCCACATCCCATACTTTCGTCCAGCTATTTCTCAGCGTGGTATCGCCACTGCCGAGCTGACCGTATCCGTTGTAGCCGGCGGCGTACAAACCATCAGCCTTGCGAATCAAGGCCTTGCCTCCGTCGGCACTGTGACCGGAGTTTGTCTCATGAAAGTAGATATCGAGCACACCATTCGTGGAAAGCGTCGGCAATGGCGCCACCGCCACGCTACCGAGACCCAACTGACCATTGTTGTTATAGCCCCATGCCCACAGTTCTCCGTTACCGAGAAGTGCATAGCCGTTATATCCCACCGCTCCAGCCTTGATAACCGGAGAGGTGCTGGGAATATTTACGCGACTAAAATTGTTCAGGCCATAGAAAGTTGTCGATGCATTAGGTCCGCGACCGGCCTGAAAGTTACCGTACACAGAAGCAGCGCCACACGCTGACCACAACACGCCATTGACGATGGCGTAAACGCTATTGACCAAGCAATTGCTTATCCAAGAGGGCTTAAGCGGATTGATTACATCTTCCAGCTTAGTGACTCGCTGGGTGTTGCTGTCCACCTGAGTGGCCAAAGCGGGAACATTCACTTCACCTGGGGCAGAGGCAGCCGCTGCCGCCATTGTGATCCAGATTACGGTGGCGTTGGCCATACGCGTTTCCGAACCAACTCGCGGGGTACCGTTGGAGCCATCGGATACCGCACCTCCGGTATAAGTAGCCCACCCTGTCGCCGCAACTACGTTACCAACCAGACTGCTCTGAACAGAGTCGCCTCCAAATACAGGGTTTAGACCTGTGGAGTTGGCTCCACCGCCATTCACGGAAGTCCTGTGTTTCATGCTTTGAACTTGATCGGACTGGTGCATCCCGACCATACCCATAGAGTTCAAACCATAACCTCGGTAAGTAACTCCGCCCACTCCAAGCTGGTCATACTTGCCGTTGTCATCCGGCATCCGGAACGTTGTAGAACCATCGCCACTGGAATAGCAGCCACGAAATGCAATGTTGGACTTCCACTGATCATCCGACACTGCCACTGCCTGGACCTTAGCCCACAGCCCCGGCCATACAGCGCGCGACAGGAGTTGCCCGGAGCGTTCGACGAACCCGGCAGGAATAGTCTCTACCGGCAAAGTCCAGGGAATCGTCGCCCCCACCGGCAAACCAGCACCGCTGCTGACTTCCTTGAAGGTCCCATCGCTACATAGGAAGCGGTCTTTATCCGTTTCCAGCTGAGGCGGCGCAGGCACCAGACCCTGAGTACCGGAGGCGGTGGCGGTCGCTCCACCCATGGGGGCACGGTAGTAAGCCGCTGGCTGGCCTGCCAGCTTGTCCGAATCGATAGCCTTCTCGCTCTTGCCGAGTTTGGCGTCGACCTGCCCCTGCAACTTGGCAATGCCTTGCAACAGTGTATCGCTGGCGACGACAGCAGCGTTGACCGACGCTCCCAGGCCCGTCAGCGTCGTCGAACGCACACGCGCCGCTGTGAAGTACTGGTTAGTCGCCCCTTCAGCCACCTGATCCGTTGACCCTGGAGAAGAAGGGATCAACACGAAGGACAAGCCATTCCAGCGATATTGCTTGCTGGGGTTGCCGAGGCTGTCACCATCGTTGACCGCGATATAGATCTTCCCGTTCTCACCCGTCGCTGGAAAACCGGCCAGCGTCGCGAACTCCAGCACGTCACTGGGCAACTGCGACTGCGGTACTGTTCCATTGACCAATTGAGCCACGGTGGCTCCTAGAGCTGATGCCGGAATCGCCGCATCGGCCTTGGCCTTGGCGGCTAGCGCCTGTGCAGCACCCTGCTCGGCTGTGGCCTGTGCTGTTGCTGTACGAGTGTCCAGCTCAGCAAAGTTGTCATTGATGGTCTGCCCCCCCGAACGCAGGTTTTGCCCGGTGCCATCGTTGGGAGCACTGCCAAGGTGGATCGGATCGATAGTCATGGATGAAATGCCTGTTCAAAAGTTGCGCTGAGCGAGTAAATCCCTGCGCCCAACGGCGAGGGCTGGTAGGTCTTGCAGCGGTACAGCCCCTGCTCGCCCAACGGCGGGGTCCAATAGAAAGGCCTGGCGCCTTGATGGGCGTCGATGAAGTTGATGATCGGCTTGATCTTCTTGTCGTCGCCGACAAAGGTCAGCGGCCAGGACTGGGTCTTGTTGTTGATCCCGTCCTGGACAACCTGCTGATAGCCATCACCAAAGCGCGCCGACTTGAGGCGAAACTCGACGCTGCCCACGGGCTCGATCTTGGGTACCCAAGTGAATGTTTCGATAGTCATGTCTTTTCTCCGGGCGTGAGCCGTTGCGGCCGCTGGAAATCAGCGGCCGTTGATGACGGACCAGATCTGGCCGCCCGGTTTCAGGTCTCGGGCGATCTGTTCGGCCGCGCCCTGCTTCGCCGCGCTGGCGTAGGCATTGGCCAGGCTCTGGGAGTTCGTGCCTGCCCCCGAGGCACCGGCCTGTCCGTCGGGTACGTTGATGGTTTGCTGGATGACCACCTGCTGGTTGCTGGTGGTGCCGGATTGTCCCCCGCCCAGCGCAACGACCCCCAACGAGCCATCTGAACCACGACTCAGGGGCATGATTGCTTCTGGGCCGGACTCACCGAATAGGGCCATTGGAGCCAACGTTGGAGCGGTGGCTACCGTGTTGGTGAAGGCACCGCCCTTGGCATGAGGAAATACAGGAGGGGACAGGCTGGACGCATCGACCTGCGGCGTGAATACAGTCGTGGCGCCATCAACCGTGAACGCGCTTGAAGTCGGGGTAGCGCTGGGCCAAAAACTCATCACTGCCGAGCCGACCATTCCAAACAACGAACTCAACGCTTTGGACGCCGCCGTCTTCGCCGCCAACATCGCCATGTCCTTGAGCACCGACTTGGCGAAATCGGAAAAGGAGAACTTGCCCGTGGTAGCGAACTGGAGGATCGCGGCATCCATCTGCTCAAACGCACTGGTGAACACCGCCTTCGACTGAGCGGCGACGTTACCGGCGTTATTCATGTAGTCATCCAAAGCCGACGAGGCACCATTTTTCCAGTCGCCGAGTGCTTCGCTCATCTGTACATAGTTGCTTTGAATCTGCAGGGCCATGTCACTGTGCTTGGTCTTCAACTCATCAAGCTTGGTGGCATAGTCGTCTCCCTGTTCGGCCCCACGGCCATAGGCATCTCCCGCCGGGAACTTGATCCCCGACTTGTCGGCATAGGTCGCTGGCGACTGAACCGCGCCTTGAGGAAATTGCTTATCCAGAGCCTTGCGCGCCAACGCATATTCTTCATCGTTCGCGCTAAGTTGTGCGGCCAGCGCCTGTTGACGACTCCCCCTGCCTAACTGAGAGACCGCTAGAGCACCTGAATTACGCAGTTTCTCCATCTCGTCGGAGTACGCCCCCAGTTTTTTTCCAGATACTTCCAGGGATTGCGCGTACTCGGTTCCAGCACTTTTGTTCTGCTGGAGCAGTGCGCTCAAGGAACTTTGACTCTTTACAAAATCATCGGCCGCTCTGGCAGCCGGGTCATAGGCCTTGCGCAGGCCATCAACGGCATTGGAGGTCGCGCCCAACGCGGAAGCAGACGAAGTCGCCAGCGCCTCGGCAATTTTCTTGCTGGCCTCCTCGACACGCCTCTGCATGCTGCGCATGCCTTGGTCGGTAATACGCTGGGCCTTGTCCAGGGCCCGCTCCAGGCTGCCAAGGTCCAGCTGCATGTTCCCTTGGGAAGCAGTTGCCATAGGGTTCTCCGGGTCATGAAAAAACCCGTCGAAACGGGTTTGGGGAAAGTGGCCTGATGTCAGCGCCACTCGTTCATTGCACGTTCGAGTGACAACCCCAAACGTTGTTCGTGAGGCATGAAGTCCAGCAACTCCGCCATGCCTCCGCCCAGCCGGTGGGTCTGCAGCGCCACCAGGGCGCTGCCCGCCTCCAGCCGCCTACCGGTATGCAAGGAACCATATCGGTCGATATAGCGCCCCCATGCCAGGGCTTCCTGGTAGGTCATGCGTTCCTTGGCTTCGGCAATGGTCCGGCCGCCGACTCCGTTCAGCACCAACTCGTGCCAGAACTCATCGGCGGCGGTCAGTTTTTTGCCGCGGCGCCACCGGTGCCATTGACCTCATTCACCGCATTGAGAATCAGGAACCCCAGGGACGGCTCCAGCCCGTAGGCATCGTCGTAGCTCAGGGCTTCCGAGCCGTCAGCGCCCAACGCCACCGACGCAGCGATGTAGCGGGCATTACGGCTCAGCTCGCTGTCACTCTCGGCAAACAGGCGCTCGATAACCCCGAAAGACTGCCGGCGAACATGCAGGGTCAAGGTGTCGGTCACTTCCTTGCCAGTCTTGCTGTCAAGGTGAGTCCAGCTCACCTGTTTCTTCACGGGCAGGGCATCGACGATGCCGCCCTTGGCTTTCAGCTGCTTGAGGTTCATGACGTGGCTCAGGCCTTCTTGATCCAGGTGGAACCGCCGGTGCGCTGAATGGTGACGGTGGTGGTCACTACAGCGTTCAGGGCGAAGTTGAACGGGAAGTCCGAGACGTAGCCGTCGAAGGCGAACCAGGTACGGGTGGTGGGCAGTTCGAAGTTGTCACCCTTGGTATTGAGGGTAGGGACTACACCCTTGCCATCCGACCAGCCCACGACCCATTTGACGCTGGTATCGCCATTGGCTTCGGACAGTTGGTGCAGGCGGATATGGCTGGCGTTGGCCGGGTCGGCGTTCAGCCCGAGGCTGGCAGTGCCTGGAGTGCGCAGGCCCCTCTTGTAGCTGCGTTCTTCAGCGTTGAGGCTGGTGTCTTCGATCTGCTCGGCGGGTGCACCGCCCGGGTCGAAGGAAGTGGCGTGCTCGATTTCCAGCACGGTGTAGGGGCCGCTGCCGGAGACAGGCGGAACCAGGGCAAAGATTTGCGTACCTTGGGTAAGAATCGACATCAGGTGTTCTCCATCAAACAATAAAAAACCCGCGACGGCGGGCTGTGAGTGTTACTCGGGGAGGAAGCTCGAGACGCTGGAACCCTGGGTTCAGGGGGCCGGCGAGCCATCCAGATAAGGGGGAGCGTTGGGGTCTGGCTCGCGACTCTTGATCAAGTCCACCAGTGCCTGATTGCTCTGCGCCAGCAGGCGGATCGCGCTGTTCAAGGCGGCCTGTCCATCGGTCTGGGCCTGGAGCGCAGCGATCAGTCGATTGATCGCCGCAAGGTCTTCGTCATTCATGGGGCAGTACTCTCTATCCGTCGAACGTTAACCGGGGCAGTCCCGGAATTCTGGTACTGGCCTGGCTCACTCCCGCCCCGCCGGCAACAGCTCAGTACCGGCCTTGAGCCCTGCCTGCAGCGCGGTCCAGAACTCGGCATTTTCATAGCCCATGGCCCAGACACTGGTGCCGCCCAGGCCCAGCTTGGCGACCAGTGCGGTCTTGGTCTTGATGCTCGCGGCGTCGTCGTACCAGAGCACCGGTTGTGCGCGCTCCGGGGTCCATTCCACGCCATCGGCGAAGCTCTTGACCGGGCCCCAGGTGGCGTAAGGCGTGGCGGAGGCGGCATCCCGGTGGGTGACGGCGCGGTGCTCGGCCATCACTTCCTGATAGGCCGACCAATGCACTCGGTTGCCAATGCTGTAGTCCTGACCGTAGGCCGGCAGCCCGGCCAGGACCTTGCTCGGCGCAACTTGCGACACGGCGTAGCTGAGCAGCACCTGCTGCCAGTCGGCACCGGACACGGGGCCGGGCCAGACTTCGTCGTGGAAACCGCCGCTGCTCCAGCCGGGGCCGACCTGGTCGTAGGTCATGACCTGGAAGTAATCCACCGCCGCGCCCAGGGCCTTATAGTCGTAGCCGTGCAGGTACTCGGGCTCGCGGTCGCTGGACTTGGGCGGGACGCTGATGATCAGTTTCTTGCCGCTGGCATGCAGGGCGTTGCCCAGGGCTTTGACATAGGCGGAAAAGGCCTTGGCGTTCCTTGGCTCGACCTTTTCGAAGTCCAGGTTGATCCCGGCAAAACCGCCCTCCTTGGCCAGCCTCACCAGTTGCTTGATGCTGCCGGCACTCAAGGTCTTGTCGTTGACGATGGAGTGGGAAATGGCCGGGTCGAAATCAGCAATGCCCTCGTTGTAGTCGGAGACGGTGGGGTACAGCGGCAGCGATTTGGACTGGGCGAAGCGAATGATGTTTTCGCTGGTTGGGTTCATCCCTTCCTGATGCAACTGGCCGGTGACGGTCAGCCCGTAGGTGCTGCCCAGACCAACAGCAGAAAGGTGGCGGTGGAACGCTTGCAGGTTGCTGTAGGACGCTTCGACCTGGCCATCGGTGTAGGCCAGGACAAAGGGCTCGGCATGGGCTGCGGTTGCCAGCAACAGAGTGCAGCCAGCGATCAATGCCTGAAAAAAATGCCGGATGCCTCGCTTCGGGGCCGGGTTGCTGAAGCCTGGATTCATGAATACTCCTGCGGACTTTCCGCGTGGATTGAAAGGAAGTGAATGCGGGATCGGGGGCGATCCGAATGAGCCGCTCGCGAGGATGCTCGCGGCACCACTGAAGGGTTAAAGCTGCACCACCCTGAGTGGTTTTTTGGCGGGGGTTTTCTTGGCCTTGGCTTTGGCCTTGCCTTGCTTGCCGCCGTTGCATTCGACCGTGGTGCTCCACCCCGACGGGTTGAACAGTTGCTCCACCGAGTCCACCAGGTACTCGCCGTCCAGTCCGGCCTTGAAGCCCTGGGCATTGATCAGGCGCTCGGCAAATAGGTCGGTGCGCCCGGGCATTTCCAGGCGCAGGCTGGCGCTGCTGCGGTTGAAGGCTGCCAAGCGGGCCTTGGCCGCTTGCTCGGCGGCGGACTTGTTGGGGTACAGGTGCCGATCGGTGTGCACCGCCGGCACGCTGGCCGGTGAGTCGCTGTTGCCCAGGTCGATGACCTTGAGCGTGCCGCTCTTCGGGTCCTGATGCTTGGTCTGCACCGCCTTGTGGGTGCTGCTGTCACTGAAGCGGAACTGATAACGGCTGACGTCGCGACGGCTGAGGCTGACAACGCCCAGGGCCTTGCCGCTGGCACTCAATCCGGACTGCCGGGGCAGCACCAGCAACCTGCCTTCGGCCACCTTGGCGGTACAGTCGTACTGCCGGGCCAGGCGGGTGATGAAGTTGAAGTCGGACTCGTTGAGCTGGTCGATCCGCGGCACCTTGGTCGCCACCGGACAGACCGCCTGCCAGCCATTGCGGGCTGCCAGATCGCGGACTATCTGCGCCAGCGCCACGTTCTCCCAGCTGCCGCTGCGGGTGGTCTTGCCACTGCCGCGCATGTCGCTGGCCTTGCCGCGGATCTCGATGGAATCCGGCGGCCCGTTGACCACCACTTCATCCACCGTGTAGCGCCCCAGGCGGGTCAATGCCTGCCCGGCATAGCCGAGGAACACTTCGATGGCGGCGCCACGACTGGGCAAGGCGACCGCACCGTCACGGTCATCGATGCGCAGTTCGAACTCATCCGCTTCCATTCCCGGTTTGTCCAGGGTGCGCAGGGTCAGCAGCCGGTCATTGATCTGCGCGGTGATGTCGCTGCCATCGGCGAGGATGCGAAAGACCGGGGTCATGGCCTGTGCTCCAGAAAATGAAGACCCCGCACGCAGCGGGGTCTGTTGAGTGGAGGCAAGGTCAGTCCCATAGCTGAACCATCGCCTCTGTGCGAATCGGAAGCTCCGGTAGCAGGATCAGTACCCCGGCCCGCAGGGGTTGTGGCTCATCGGCCAGGCCCTGATTGGCGTCCAGCACCGCCTCGACGCTGCCATTGAGGTGCCCGTAGTAGCGATGACACAGGGTGTCGAGCAGATCACCGTCAGAGGTTCTGCAGGTCGTTGCCATAGCTCACAAACTCCAGTGAAAACCCTTGTTTGCGGGGAATACCACCCGCCAGCAGGTGGCTCTGTTCCTCGTCGATGCTGGTGAGGCACCAGGTGCCCAGCACTTCACCGTAGCCCGTGGTCAGGCTCAGGGGCTGCAAGCGCCGGCCAATGCTGCGCAACGCCTGCAACTGCCCCAGCCCGCCCTTGAACCCTGGAAAGATCGCGCCCTTGAGGGAGATCTTGTCGTCGCCCTGCCCCACCGCCTGCTGCGCAATGCTGCGGCTCAGGCGCTCCTGGGCCGCCCAGCGAAAGCCGGTTTGCCGGCGCAGCTCATCGAAGGCCGCGGTATCGAGGTTGAAGTAGAACGGCTCGGCCGCGGCCCCCAGGGGCTGCAGGATCAGCAGGTGCGGGAAGGGTTTCACCGCCTCCGCCGCCGGGGTGTCCTGAGGCGCCAGCGCGCCGGAAGGAAAGATATTGCCCAGGGCCGGGCTGATCTGCCCGCCGATGCGGTTGATCGCCGCGCCGGCCTTGGCCACCTGTTCCTGCAAGGCGCCAAGACGCTGCTGCATCTGCCCCGCCACGGTCACGGCCTGGCTGTACTTGGCCGCGACTTCACCCACCGCCGACTGCGCCGCGCCGATGCTGCGCATCGTGCGTTGCAGCTTGGCGCCCAGCACCGGGCCGACCCAGGGCAGATTTTCCAGCTCCGAGGCGGCGCCAGTGATGTCGCTGATGGCGCCGTTCATGGGCCCCAGCATTTCATCGGCGCTGCGCCGCCCCGCCTCCGCTGCCGCCACCAGGGACGTGAGCCCCGATTGCAGCTGTTCCATATAGGCCATGCCGCCTCCTTAAACGTGTGCCGCGTCGAACAACTGACGACCCGCCGCCTGACGGCTGTATTCGTCGAACTGAAAGCGCAGATAGGGTTCCAGCTCCCGGGCCAATTGCGCCGGATCTCTGACATCGCCCTGCACCGAAATCGACAGGTAAGGCGCGAAGCTGAACTGCTGTTCGATCGCCGGTGGCGTCGCCGATTTGAACGGCTCCGGAGGATTACTCAGCGAAAGGCTCGACGCCGACGGTGCCGGACTGGCCAGCGAACGCGCGGCCTGCCCCATCAGCGGAGGCGCCTGGCCCGGCTGGAAGGACTTGGCGATATCGCCCATCACCGGCGGGATGTTCTGCCCGGCGTTGCGCATCATCAGCGGACCGGCTGCGGGCATTTGCTTGAGCGAGTCGTCGGAGCCGAACAGTTTTTTGCCCAAGGCCCCACCAGCGGCAGAACCGCCCCAGGCGCCCAGTGCACCGCCCACCAGCCCACCAATAACAGTACCGATGACCGGCACCACGGAACCAATGGCGGCCCCTGCTGCTGCTCCGACAGCGGCGCCTGCAAGATTGCCTGCCGCCTCGCCATAGCCTTCGGCTTTTTCATCCTGGGTCTTGGCATTCAGATAGGTGTCCGCAACCTGGAAACCGGCACCGAGCACCGATAGGATCGCGCCGCCCTTGAGCAAAGGTGCGAACCCTTTGGCCACAGAGCCAGCGCCTTTCAGTGCGGCACCGGCCACGCCAGACCTGACCGCCCCTCTGGGCATTTTTTCCAGACCACTGGGCGTCAAAGGGCTCTTGCCACCTTGAATACCCGCCACCCTCGCAGGTGGCTTGCGCCTGTCAGCCTTACGCCCACCACGGCCCCGACGGCGTTGCTTGTCCAAGCCGCAGTCGATCATGGGCGCGCAACAGTCAATGCCTAGCGCATTGCGACCGGGCGCTCGCTTTCTCGCCTTTGGCTTGCCTGCAAGCTCACAGCAGTCAATGCCTCCCGCACTGCGGCCAGGCGCTCGCTTTGCCGCCTTGGGGTCAACCTTCAACCCACCACGCAAGACATTGATCAGGCCCTTGCCCATGGTGTAGACCGCCATGAGCTTTTGCACCGCGACATACGCGGCGCCCAAAGCGACCACACCCTGCACCAACGATGGGTTGTGCTCTGCCAGCTCGGTCAGCTTGCCGACCACCACGGTGATGCTTTTGGCCACCAGATCCGTAGCCGGTTGCAGGGCCTGCCCCACGACCCGCTGGCCTTCGTCGATGGCTTGACCTGCTTCAGCCCACAACTGCTTGGAGGCTTCTCGACGCTCCGCGAGGTTCCTGGCGAGAACGCCAGAGGCGCTCAACGAGTCCTTCTTCACCTGCTCGTACTGCTGCCGGCCCTGGGTCTGGGCCAGCAAGGCCGCCTTGATCTGCATATCGGTAAACAGGTCGCCGGTACGCAGGGACTCTTCCAGAGCCTCAAGCATGGCCTTGGCCTTCGCCGGGTCGGTTTCCTTGCTGATCTGCGCCTGAGCCTCGGCCATCTTCGCCGCCTTGGCCGGGTCGATGGCCCTGACGTAGCGCATGGCCAGGGCAAAGCTCGCCTCCAGGCTCGACATGCCCTTCTGGATACCGGTGTTCAGCGAAGCCTGATAATCAATGCCGGCGTCTTCATAAGCCTTGACCGCCTCGCTGGAACCGATTTTTTCGATCCAGTTCTGCAGTTGGCCTGCGGCCTCGTCAGGACTTGCGGCGGTGTTCATCTGCACCTGCAGCATCGATCCCAGCTGACTCACCGCCTCCATGCCGGTGAGTCCTTCCGCGCTTGCGCTCTTGAGCAGCGCCGGGAGCAAGCGCGCCATGTCGGCCGCCTCGAAGTTGCCGGCCTGCCCCTGCAGAGCGATGGCCTCCAGAGCCTGCTCCATGACCTTGGGATCGCTGATCCCGGCCTTGAGCTCCAGGGCCCGCAACAGCTTCGCCGTGTCGTCGACACTCGCGCCCTGCCCCACCGCAAACTTGGCGGCCAGCCCTGCGTAGCCTTGTGCCTTGTCCAGCGACATGCCGCTGGCCATCATCTGGCTCACCAGAGCCGCCACATCGTTACGGGCCATGCCCGTGTCACGGGAGGTCTGAATCACCGTGCGGCTCAGCTGCGCTTCCTGTGGCTGGTTGGCCACACCGGCCTTGATCGCCATATCGCGGATCAGCGCTTGATAATCGGCACTGATCTTGACCGGGGCGCGCAGTTTATCGACGCCGAACTTTGCCCAGTCATAAGCCGCCTTGAAGTCGGCCTTGCCCTGGGCAACCTGCTGCAGTCCTCGGGCCTGAAGCGCCGAGCCCCGCGCCACATTGCCCAGCGCTTGATATTCCTGGCGCAGCTTGTGCACCTCAATACCCTGCTGGCGCAGCCCGTTGCGGCTCTCCTCCAACCGGCGCAACAGCCCGGCTGCGGAAGCGGCGCCGGTGTCATGGGCCTTCTTCCATTCATCCTGCAGACGCAGGGTCTGGCCGAGGGTTTTCTCCAGCACCCGAGCCTTGCTGCCCTGTTGCTCCAGCTGTTTGATCCGGCCTTCCACCGTCTTGAAGGCGGCGTCCCACGTCGAACTGAGGGCCGTACCTATCACCACCAGCTCCGATACCAGCTTGTTCGCCATCTGCGTCTCCTGCTCCTTGGGTGATGGGCTCAATCCGTGAGCCACCAGACCATGTCGGAAAACCTCATGGTCATGATTTCCTCGGCGGAAAAATGCAGCTCGCGAGCGAGCCGTTTCGCCGCCACCTTCATCACCGCCGGATCAAAGCTCGTCGTCTTGCACCAGGCGAAAATAGCCGGCCTGCAGGCGCTGATAATCCTTGAGCGCCATGTTCTCCAGGTCCTTGGTGCTGATCTGCGCGAGGCTGGCAAACAGCATCAGCTCGCGCTGTTCATCGTCACCCACGCTGGCGGCACTGGCGGCGCGCACATCACGCACCGTCGGCGCGCGCAGGGTGAGCCGGTCGCAGACCACGCCGTTCATCTCCACCGGCTTGCTCAACGCCACCATCACGCTGTCGCTGCTCAGGGTCATCCAGGCCGGGGTCTTGTCGCTTGCTTGAGACATGAGGTGTCTTCCTTACAGGCCCAGGGCCGAACGTTGCGCGGCGAGCTGGTCGACGCCGTTGATCACGCGCTTCATGCCCAGGGCATCGATCTCGTAGATCAGGCGACCGTCGACTTCCAGCTTGTAGTAGGTCAGGGCCACGTTGTGCTTGATCTCGGCCTTGTCGCCGGACTTCCAGTCGCCCATGTCGACCTCTTTGAGCAGACCGCGCAGGGTCACGATCACCGGGGTGACCTTGCCCTTGAGGCCCTTGAAGGCGCCACGGAACACACCGTTGAAACCGCTGCCATCGGCCAGGCCGAACATCTTCAGCGACTCGCGGCGCACGCCGGTGGTGGTGAAGCCGGCCTCTTGTTTCTCCATGCCCATGTCCAGTTCCACCGGCACATCCATGCCACCGACGCGGTGTTCCTCGGTCTTGAGGGTCAACTTGGGCAGGGTCAGGCTCGGCACGTCGCCTTGAAAGCTGATGCCATCGACGAACAGGTTCATGTTCGCCAGGGTTTCGGGAATCATTGCCATTGCTGCGGCTCCTTAAGCGGCTTGGTCGAGGACTTCGGTCAACCATTGGTTGGTGACCTCGACCCGGAAGTGGGGGTTTTCGGCGGGCGGTACGTCGGTGAAGCGGATGTTCCAGTACACCTTGCCCTGCTCCAGCTGGCTGGCGGTGTTGAGCTCGGTGTCGGCGTAGACCTCGAAATTGATGATCGCGCCCTGGTTCTTCAGATCACGCATGAACGCCTGCAGGCCCTCGGTGACGTCCTTGACGTAGGTCGCGGTGATCGAACGGTCCACAGCCCATTTGTGGCCGAAGAGGATGGCGTCCATGACGATGTCCATGGTCCGCACCCGGGTGACGAAGGCCCATTTCGGATCGCTGGACAGCGTGCGGTTGCCCCACAGGCGGAAGCCCGCATCCCGAATGATGGTGGTGATGTTGGCGTTGTTCAGCAGGTTGGCGCGGCAGGTTTCATCGCCGTCGAGGAACTCGATCGGCCGCGTGGTGCCGGTGATGCCGACGAACTCCTTGTTCGACGGCGAGGCCCAGAACCCGTACTCGTTGTCGGTCCAGGCGAACAGCCCGGCGACCCAGGCCGAAGCCGGCGCATCGACGGTGGCATTGGCGCCGTTGTCCCAGTGCTGAACACCCGGATCGACCATATAGGCACGCTTGGCGCCGAAGTTCTTGGCGTAGGCCATGGCCGCTTCGTCGGTGGTATTGGGACCATCGAGAATGGCCAGGCCACGCAGCTTGTCCGCCAGAGCCACCAGGGCGGTGCCGATGGCCAGGGTCGAGCTGTGCTTGGGGGTGACCAGCAGACGTGGCTGGGCGTTGAAACGGCTCTTGCCGTCCAGCAGCGCCTGCAGCCCGGTACGCTTACCGTCGGCCAGCACCCCGCCGATGATCGCCGAAGTCTGCTCGGCCGCATCGGTCATCTTGGCCACGCCACAAGCGACGATCACCGCCTTGGCCCGCTGGTAGATGGCCTGGCAGGCCTTGGTGATGGCCGCATCCGGGCCCCAGGCGGCAATGGCCTCACGCTCGTTGGTGATCAGCAGCAGCTCGTTGGCCTTGGCAGCGGCGGTCGGGCCTTCGGTGAAGGTGTCCACCAGGCCGATGATCGAAGACGACGGCAGCGAAATGGTGCGCGTGCCGGTGTCGACGTTGGTGACGGTAACGCCGTGGAAAAAACCACTCATGGATAAACTCCAGACATGAAAAAGCCCCGGGTGAAGGGGGCTCGTAGGGATGATTGATTAGTGGGAAGCGGGAAACAAAACGCCCCGCTGGTGCGGGGCGTTTACTGGGTTTGTTCGGCGATCCAGGAGGGGGCTACTGGACGATGCTCGGCTTGTGGAAAGTCCGGGGATTGGGGCCAGTCGCGTAGGGATTGCATGTACACAAGCAACTCCTTGAACTGCTCACCGGTCAGCGTCGTGGCTGTCGCGATTTCGAGCTGGTCACGGTGCCGCTCGCGTAGCCACATGACAGATGCCAGCTCTGCATCGCGCCACTGGCGTTCCTGTGCTGCTGGATCCGGAAGCACCTCGGGGGCATCGATCAGATAGGGCAGCCCGTGCTCATCGTGAGCACGGATCTTCCCTGGGGGAGGGTTACCGATTACCGACAGATAAAGCGCTTCGGGTATCTCCATCACATCATCCGGCATCAGTGAATGCACGCCCTGCAAGTAGGAGGTTTGAGTAGTTTGACTATAGAAACGTTTCATAGATGCCACTCCTTAACTGCCCAGCGCTATCCAACGAACAGCTACACCGTTTGCGAATGAGCCATTGAGCGAAGCTGTCATTTTCATCGAGTTTGAAGTCATTGCCCCTCGTGTAACCGTGTAATTACCAATGGCATTACCCACCACCGTGGCAACTTCTGCGAGAGAACCAGTCGGCCAGGCGATTGGCATTGACACCGAGATATTATCTGCAGCGGTTCCGGATGATGTTGCCGCGCCCCACTGAATAATCAGACCACCGAGCCAGGAAGGAAACGCAATGTATCCATTCGTCGCGAGGCTAATTGAGAAGCCCCACCGCAGCTTCTTCGGTGTTGCAAGGACAAAATCGTTCGCGCTATCAAGCATTTGCGCAGTGGTTGAGACTTTTGCCGTGCCCTGATTGATCTCAGTAGCCTGGGCCGCCAGCGGGGCAAGAGCCGCAACATCGATGTTTCCCTGATTAACTGGCGCGCTCCACGCCTTGATGCACCACATCACCGCCAAGTTGCACGGGCGGGTTTCACTACCGGAGTTCGCTAACTTCAGGCCATGTCCGGACCAGTCATACGCCAGCTTCTTAGACCATGTGCCATCATCTGGAATCGACATATCCATGTAGGTTCCGATGTCATACCCCCCCTCCATTCTGACTTTAGATAACGTGTTTGACATCGACGCTTGATAGGTGCCAAGCGCTCGCCCTGCATCCACACCACGCCCATGATCCCAACCACGCAGGAACTCACCCCGCGACTCGGGCAGGCGAAAGTTACCTGCGCCCTCATCGCCCTTGTTGAAAGTGGTTCCCAGATACGCGGCGAGATCTGGATAAGCGGCAATACTGTGCACGCTACCGTTGAGTTCAAGGTAGCCCGCTGGAACCTCAGCCTTGGGAAATGGAATGATGGCGCCGACAGGGTGCGCAGACTTGAGTGCTGCCAGTTCCTTTACCAGCGCCGCTACGTCGATATTTCCCTGATTGATGGGCGCGCTCCACGCCTTGATGCACCACATCACCGCGAGGTTACGTGGACGAGTTTCAGTGCCACCTGTAAGGCCCGTAAGCGACCGGTATGAAGTCGTTGAACCATACCCCTGCGTTGCTACGGTCGTTGTCAACTCAGTGCCATCAAGGGCCGCAGCAGCTACGGCCGGATCTGTAAATGCAACGACAGTGCGGTGTTTATGCCCTTGTAAATCGTAATTTTGATAGCTTCCAATATTTCGACCAGCATCTGCTCCACGCCCATGATCCCACCCGCGCAAAAACTCACCCCGGGACTCGGGCAAGCGGAAGTTTCCCGCCCCCTCGTCACCCTTGTTGAAGGTGGTCCCCAGGTACGCCGCAAGGTCTGGGTAGGCAGCAATGCTCTGCACACTGCCATCAATCTCCAGAAACCCCGGCGGCACGCTGGCTCTGGGAAACGCCACCATCGAGCCCACCGGCAACGATGACGACTGGGCCACAATCGACTCGATCTCGGCCTTGGTGTAGGTGTCGGTAATGCCATGCCCGGCCAGGGTGCTCGGGTTGGTCCCGGCGATCACCCGGCCGTACTTGTCGACCGTGACGTTGGCATAGGAGCCCGCACTGATACCGGTTCGCCCTATGGCCATCTCGAAGGCCAGCGGCGTGGTGCCGAGGACAATCGGCCCGTCGGTGACCAACTGCCAGACGCTGTCGCCGTTGACCGTGCCCTTCTCGATGCTGACGAACAGCCCGGGGGTGACCTCCAGGCTGGTGTCCGCATCCTGGGCTCGGGTCCAGACGCCCGTCGACGACACCACATACAGCCCGTTGTCCTTGGCCTGGGCCTGGTTTTTCACCAGTACCCGGGCATCGGCCGGCAGCAGCACGCCGTCGATGGCCTGAATCCCGCTCAAGGCGATGTTGGCGGTGGTGGCCACCAGCGCCGAGTGCTTGAAGTCCAGCTTGGCCAGGGCCTCGATCACCGCACTATCGACATACTCGCGGGTGGCCAGGACCACCGCCGGATCGATCTTCAACACGATCTGCGCGGTGTTGGCGACGATGAAGTTCATGCGGATGACTTGGGTCTTGCCGGTGCCCTGGGCCAGCAGGGGCTTGAAGCTCGGGGCGCAGTTGGCCACTGCCACCAGGTCGCCGTCGGCGTCGAACAGGCCGATCTCGCGGATCCAGCGTCCGCCGACATCAGGTGGGATCACTTGCTCGGTGATGATGATGTTGGGGTTGGCCGGGTCGGTGCGCACCTGGTTGACCGGGGCGCGGCGCCATTCGTTGATCAGCTTGGTCTGAGCCCGGTTCGGGATGGGGTCGGTGCCGTTGGCATCGCCGACCGCCATTTCCTTGAAGGTCCAGGGCGTGCCCAGGGCCGTGGCGTTGGCCTGTTTCGCCTCGCCCACCGCCGTGAGAATGGCGAAGAACTGACTGTTGGAATCAATCATGAGTACACATCCAGGGTGTCTGTTTCATCAATACACATGACCTGGCCATAACGACCGGTCACTTCAATGTCGCGGGGTGTCGGGGGATAAACGTCGAGCACTTCGCCTTGATCCACGTAGGCGCCGTAACCAATCACTCCAGAGGTTTCCAGGCTGATGGCCAGGCCGGTCATGTGCCGGCTGACCGGTCTGGCGTCGTCGATCAGCCGGGTCAGCTCCTGGTACATCTGTTCGGTGATACCGGTGTCCAGAACGCCAACTTTCAGGGCAAAGGTAGCCGGTTCGCCTTCAGGGACTGTCTGCCACCATTCGACCACTTCGATCAGGTAGCCCAGCGGTTCCACCACTCGCCGCAGTGCACCGAGGGTGCCTTTGCGGGCGTGGATGAAGTAGGAGGCGCGAATGGCGTTGCGCTTGACCGTCTCGCTCCAGCCCGGATCCCAGCGATCCACCGACCAGGCCCAGGCCAGTTGCGGCAGCAGGTGCACCGGGCAGGTCGCCGGGTCGTACAGAGTGCGCAGCATGATGGCGCTGTCACCGCTACCGGCCGCCTCCAGGGCGCGCTCCAGCGGGGTGCTGTTGATCGGCAGTAGGCTGCTCATCTCAGCTCCCCAACTTGACGCTGTAGCCGATGCAGTACGCCGCCTGGGCTTTGCTCGGGGTGATGTCCTGCCAATCGGCAAGGTCGACCCGGGCCACGCCGGCCACATGCAACTGTGCATCGATGGCCGAACGGGCCACCTCGATGCCCAGGCGCCGACGTGGGTTGATCCAGGCCGCCAGCCTGCGCTCGGCCTCGGCCAGGGCCGCATCACTTTCCGGCCCTGGCCCCTTCATGTGCAGCACGGCGTCGATGCGATAGGGCAACACTTGCGCACTCTGCACCGTGACCCGATCCCCCAGGGGCCGCACGTCCTCATCGTTGAGGGCCGCAGCGACTGTCGCCAGCAGCTCGGGAGCGGCCGTGCCGTTGCCTTCCAGGCTCAGCACCGTGACCGTCACCCGGGCCGGCGCCGGGCTTTCGGCCTCGGCATCGGCCACCAGGGCCGAAGCATTGCGGGCATGCAGGATGTAGCTGTTACGCGGCCCGGCGGTGGTCAGCCCTTCGTAGGCCAACTGGATGCGCTCGCGCAGGGCGTCGTCCGACTCCCTGATCTCCTCCAGCGCTGGCACCGCCAAGGGATCGCCGGCCTGGATCACCAGGCGCTGCAGTTTGACGTTGGCCGCCAGGTGATCCAGGTCCGTGCCTTGGGCATGGGCCAGCAGCAATGCCTTGGCGGCGTCGTTGACCCGGGCCCGCAGCAGCATGTCAGCGTAAGCCGAGACTTCCAGCAGTTTGCTCACCGGGTCGCTTTCCAGGTTGGCCGTCCAGTTCTCGCCCATGTGCCGGCGAAAGGTGGCCAGCTTGCCTTGGTACAAGGCCTCGAAGTCCAGGGCTTCAAGCACCTGGGGGGCCGGCAGCGCCGACAGGTCCAACGTACTCATGCCGTCACCTCCAAAACCGTGCTGTTACCCAGGTACTGGCCGGTCAGTTGAAAGCTGATCTGGCCTCCGACCACCGCGACCACGCTGACCCGTTCCAGCTTCAGCCGCGGCTCCCAGCGCAACAGCGCCCGGGCCACTTCGGCCTGCACCGCGCTTTTCCAGCCGCCGGTCACCGGCAGGTCGACATAGCGGCGCAGGTTGCTGCCGTATTCGGGGCGCATCCGCCGGCTGCCCAGGGGCGTGGTCAGGATGTCCTCGATGGACTGCCGCACATGCTCGATGCCGGACAGCGACAGGCCGGTACGGCGATCCATTCCGATCATGGCCTTACTCCTGTGCCTGCAGATCCGGGTGGCTGGCGAGGTAGTCCAGGGCAACGCGGTCGCCGGCCTTGGCCGACACCTGTCCCTGGACCACCGACAATTGGCGGCCGTCCGGCAGGATCAGATGACGCGAGGTGTAAAGACGGTCGCGAAACACCACGGCGCCGGTGCCCGCTGGGCGAGCGGGGGTTTTCTTGGGGGTGGCCATTGCATTCTCCGGGTAGAAAAAAACCGCTCTGGGCGGGTTGCTTGGGTAATAGGTAGCAAGTGGGTGGTGAGGGCGATAAGGGCCAAGGATCACTGCGGCGGGGCCGTTGCCCCGGGGCCTGGCATCACCCCAAGGTGGGTATGGGTCGAGCCGACGTTGATCCCGTTGTGCGTCAAGCTGCCACCGTTGATCTGCACGTCGCCATTCAAGGTGATCGCACCGGTCAGGGTGATGCTGGCGGCATTGCCGGTAATGCTGCTGTCGGTGACCTGCGCCGAACTGGCGCCAACCTGAATGCTCACCGTGCCGCTGGGCAGGCTGATGCTGTAGCTCTTGGCCTGCCAGTCATAGACCAGCGAGCCGCCATCCTCGAAGCGCCAGACTTCGACGTGGTCGCGGTTGTCCGGCTGGGGACCGGCGTTGCCATACAGGCCGGGAACGAAAGTGCCCTGGGCCGGCTCGCCGCTGGGGCTGATCAACACGCCCTGCTCCCCCAGGCTCGGCGCCCGCCAGTGACGGGCCTTGCCGGCGGCCTGGCTGTGCCAGCGTACCCAGGCGCTGGTCCAGCCGGCGCCATCGGATACCCGCACCAGGCCGGCCGCCAGATCCACGCCGACCACGCAGCAAGGCAGGATCAGGCCGGCAATCATGCGGTCGTGGGTTGCAGAGACGTAACTCACGCCATGTGCTCCGGCGACTGGTAGTCGCCCTCGTGACCGGGCCCGGTATCGGGGCTGAAGCCCAACACCAGCGTGCCCGGCGGTTGATCGGCCCAGGGCCATTGTTCCTGCCCCAGGTAGATAAGCTGCTGCCACTGCACGATCCACTCGGCGCGATAAGTCGGATCGGCCACCGTACCGGCAGGCTTGGCCCACACCGCCGTTGCCCCCTCGACAAAGTCCAGGTTCCACTGCTGGCAACGCAACAGCTCAAGCAGCTGCGCCGCGAGAATGGCCGCCTGCATAGGCGCCTGCGCCAGTTCGGGGTCGACCCGTATCCGCGCCTCGAAGGTGGCCCGCATGCAACTGCGGCCATCACCGGGGTCGGCGGCCTGATCCAGGCCGGTCACCACGAAGTAGAGCGCCGGTTCAGTGACGCCTTCGAGCATCTTGGGGAAGGCCTCAACCCTGTGCAGTTGCGGCATCGCCTGCTTGATCGTGGACGTGATGGCGTCTTTTAGCTGGGTCAGTTCGTTCATGTGTGTTGTTCCTGAAACAGGTCGAGGCGCCCAGCCGCCGGGGCCGATGAGCCTTGTTGAAGGCCGGAGCCGGTGCGGGATCAGCGCTGATCCGGGTTCGAGTCCCGTGAGGGCGGTTCGCATACCCCGATGCGCTTGGCCGCCCAGCGCTCGTAGAGGCCGATGGCGACGTCGGCGCCGGCCATGGCGGTCAGGCAACCGAAGGCGCAGGCGGTCCAGATCGAGACGCCGGCGGCATACAGCAGCATGATTGCCGAGACCCCGCAGACCACGCAGGCTCCAGAGCGCAGCGCCAGGCGCCGCAACAGCGACCAGCCACGAGCGCCCTCCTTGTCGGCGCGCCACATTTCGCCGGAAACGCCACCGACCAGCGCCAGGACGATGACCAGCCAGATCGGCATGTCCAGCAACGCTTGCTGCTCGTTTGTCATTCACGTCTCCCGTGCGGATTGAGGCCAGCGAGATGGCCAGTTGATAGAAAGCTGAAAAGGGTGGTTCAAGGGGTCCCTGTCTGTTGGCGGCCCACGTTAGGCAGGCATTCCAAAAAGCCCGGTCGCCCGGGCTTTTCAGTAATGCAAACCTTGGTCTTTCGGCACTACTGGTGCGGTACGGACCCATTCAAATTGTTCCTCCGACCGCGACCCTGTCCGCCGGATAACTGCTTCTGGTGCTTTACGCTGCACACCCGGGTCAGTTGCCAACCCTCTGAACCGTCGAGGCCGGTTCATCGCTGCCTTTGCTTTGCCACTAAAGAGCGTCGTTGCAGCCGTTGTTGAACGGCTTGAGATGGATAATATGCATTCATGCATATGCAGTCAATGCGTAAATGCATTTATTTATGCGCGAGAATTGCACGGACGCATGGAGGCCGCATAAATGCAGGGTGGGAGGATTTTTCGAGGGCGAAAAAAAGCCCGCTCAGTGGCGGGCTTGGTCTGACAGAGAGGGCTTAGCGGGCGTACATGCCCCACCAGAAGACGTGACCGAGGATGCTGATCTGCTCCTCCTGGATCTCCTGGAAGCTGTAGTCCTCGTCCGGGTGCTCATCGCGGTTGAAGCTGCGCAGGCGAATCCCGGTGGGCAGGCGATACAGCTGCTTCACTCGCAGCTGGCCGTTGTGGTTGATGGCGTAGAGGTCGCCATCGACGATGTCGCCGATCGCGCATTTGCCGGCATTGACCCCGACCGTGGCCCCATCGCGCAGCACCGGCAACATGCTGTTGCCCCGCACCGTGACGCACTTGGCCTGATCGAACTGCACGCCGTTGTGCCGCAGGCTGCGCTTGCCGAAGCGCAGGCTGGCGCGCTCGCTTTCCTCGATGACGAATCTTCCTGATCCAGCAGCCAATTCAACCTCACGCAGAAAGGGAACCGATACCTCGTCGTCATCGACGGGAGTGTCGTCGTCCCACAGGCTTATGTCCTTGAGTTCCGAATGAATCTCGTCACGGGGGGCCGCAGTCCGGCCAGGCGCGATATCCACGCGCCCGCGCAACTGGTCGGTGCTCACCTGGAAGTATTCGGCGATCCGCGAGATGTGCTTATCCGAGGGATCGACGATCTTCCCGCTGAGAATCCGCGAGAGGGTGGATTGAGGCACACCGGTACGGCGATGAAGCTCCGTGGGGGAGATTCCATCACGATCCAGCAGCTCTCTTAAGACGGTAGAAACATTGCGTATTTGCATAAAACGCATATTGCTCGATCTTTTAAACAATGACAAATGCTGTTTTGCATATTTGCCGGACAAACCTGGTCGCGCCTTGGTGCCTGCGAGCCCAGGGCGCCCATGGTAACCTTGCCGCCATCTGCAAAAAGCCGGGCCCAGCGCTCCTTTGCTTCACCCATTCAACGAATCCGCCTAAATACCAATGAGTAAAAATACCTCCGATCTGTCCTCCCACACGCCGATGATGCAGCAGTACTGGCGCCTCAAGAACCAGCACCCTGATCAGTTGATGTTCTACCGCATGGGCGACTTCTACGAGATCTTCTATGAAGACGCGAAGAAGGCCGCCAAGCTGCTGGACATCACCCTGACGGCGCGCGGACAGTCGGCGGGCCAGGCGATTCCCATGTGCGGCATTCCCTACCACTCGGTTGAAGGCTACCTGGCCAAACTGGTGAAGCTTGGCGAGTCGGTGGTGATCTGCGAGCAGGTCGGCGACCCCGCGACCAGCAAAGGCCCGGTGGAGCGCCAGGTGGTGCGCATCATCACCCCGGGCACCGTCAGCGACGAAGCCCTGCTGGACGAGCGCCGCGACAACCTGATCGCCGCCGTGCTGGGCGATGAGCGCCTGTTCGGCCTGGCGGTGCTGGACATCACCAGCGGCAACTTCAGCGTCCTGGAAATCAAGGGCTGGGAAAACCTGCTGGCCGAGCTGGAGCGGATCAATCCGGTCGAACTGCTGATCCCCGATGACTGGCCGCAGGGCCTGCCAGCGGAAAAACGCCGCGGTGTACGGCGCCGTGCGCCCTGGGATTTCGAGCGCGATTCGGCTCACAAGAGCCTCTGCCAGCAGTTCTCCACCCAGGACCTCAAGGGCTTTGGTTGCGAGACCCTGACCCTGGCCATCGGCGCCGCGGGTTGCCTGCTCAGCTACGCCAAGGAAACCCAGCGTACCGCCCTGCCCCACCTGCGCAGCCTGCGGCATGAACGCCTGGACGACACCGTGGTGCTGGACGGCGCCAGCCGCCGCAACCTGGAGCTGGACACCAATCTGGCCGGTGGACGCGACAACACCCTGCAATCGGTGGTCGATCGCTGCCAGACCGCCATGGGCAGCCGTCTGCTGACCCGCTGGCTGAACCGCCCGCTGCGCGACCTCAGGGTCCTGCAGGCGCGTCAGTCCTCCATTACCTGTTTGCTGGACGGTTACCGCTTCGAACGGCTGCAACCGCAGTTGAAGGAAATCGGCGATATCGAGCGGATCCTCGCGCGCATCGGCTTGCGTAATGCCCGTCCGCGGGACCTGGCCCGTCTGCGCGACGCCCTGGCGGCGTTGCCGGAACTGCAACAAGCGATGAGCGAGCTGGAAGCCGACCACCTCAAGCAACTGGCGATCACCACCAGCACCTATCCGGAGCTGGCTGCGCTGCTGGCCAAGGCGATCATCGACAACCCGCCGGCGGTGATCCGCGACGGCGGCGTGCTCAAGACCGGCTACGACGCCGAGCTCGACGAGCTGCAATCCTTGAGCGAGAACGCCGGGCAATTCCTGATCGACCTGGAAGCCCGCGAGAAAGCCCGTACCGGCCTGGCCAATCTCAAGGTCGGCTACAACCGCATTCATGGCTATTTCATCGAGCTGCCCAGCAAGCAGGCCGAGCAGGCTCCGGCGGACTACATTCGCCGACAGACCCTCAAAGGCGCCGAGCGCTTCATCACACCGGAACTCAAGGAGTTTGAAGACAAGGCGCTTTCGGCCAAGAGCCGTGCCCTGGCCCGGGAAAAGATGCTCTACGACGCGCTGCTGGAAACCCTGATCAGCCATCTGCCACCGCTGCAGGACACTGCTGGCGCGCTGGCGGAGCTGGATGTGCTGAGCAACCTGGCCGAGCGCGCCTTGAACCTGGATCTCAACTGCCCGCGCTTTGTCAGCGAGCCGTGCATGCGTATCACCCAGGGTCGTCACCCGGTGGTGGAACAAGTCTTGACCACGCCATTTGTGGCCAACGACCTGAATCTGGACGACAACACGCGGATGCTGGTGATCACCGGTCCGAACATGGGCGGTAAATCCACCTATATGCGCCAGACCGCGCTGATCGTGCTGCTGGCCCATATCGGCAGCTTCGTCCCGGCGGCCAGCTGCGAGCTGTCCCTGGTGGACCGGATCTTCACCCGGATCGGCTCCAGCGACGACCTGGCCGGTGGCCGTTCGACCTTCATGGTGGAAATGAGCGAAACCGCGAACATCCTGCACAACGCCACTGAGCGCAGCCTGGTGCTGATGGACGAAGTGGGCCGCGGCACCAGTACTTTCGACGGACTTTCCCTGGCCTGGGCTGCGGCAGAACGTCTCGCCCAGCTACGGGCCTACACCCTGTTCGCCACCCACTACTTCGAGCTGACGGTGCTGCCGGAAAGCGAGCCGCTGGTGGCCAACGTGCACCTCAATGCCACGGAGCACAACGAGCGCATCGTCTTCCTGCACCATGTGCTGCCGGGACCTGCCAGCCAGAGCTATGGCCTGGCGGTAGCCCAGCTGGCCGGGGTTCCCAGCGCGGTCATCAGCCGCGCCAGGGAGCACTTGAGCCGTCTGGAAACCACCAGTTTGCCCCATGAAGTGGCGCCTCCAGCACCGGGTAAAACCTCGGTTCCCCAACAAAGCGACATGTTCGCCAGCCTGCCGCATCCGGTGCTGGACGAACTGGCCAAACTGGATCTGGATGATCTGACGCCACGCCGGGCCCTGGAAATGCTCTATACATTGAAGACGCGCATCTAA